TAGCAGCGGCGGATGTCACGGTCCCGCTGATAAGGTACGCAGGAGGCGGGATCACGACAAGTTGATACGGGTCCGCGGTGACAGATGCCAACTCTGATTCGCTGAGTGCTCGCGACCACACACCGGCAACGTCTGTCGCCCCAAACGGGCCAGCGTACGGTACGGTGCTCGCGTTGGCGAACAACGTGAACGGTTGAGGGGACGAGCCCCACCCGATTGCGAAATCATCCGACATCCCTGAGCCGGTTCCGTACTGAACACCATCCCGGTAAAAATAGACAATATTCGCAACCTTGGTGAAGGCGTATGTGTGGAAATTCCCGTCAAGGAGAAAGAACCCAGTGTCTCCTGGGTGGTATTCCAGGAAGGTAGGGAAGGACGACATCATCGCCGCTGGCGCTGTCGTGTTGGAATGCCTCCGCAGTGCTAATGAGTACGATGGGCTCGCCAGTGTCGAGTTCTGCGGGATACCGGCAATAGTGGCGTAATCATCGTTCCACCCGGTGATTTTCGCGCGCACAAATATAGTCCAGTTGTGCGCTGCCGAGCCGTATATACCGGGGACCGGGAGAGGCCAGTACGCTCCATCTGAAGCGCCGGAAGTGACGAGTGCAGAGCCACCGGCTGGACCAGCTCCAGCAGTCAATGCGGCCGAACCCATCAGGGTTCCATCGTTCCCGTTGACGATGTTTTTAAATGTCGTGGTTCCCGGCATCACCAGCAACTTCAGGCTGTTGGCAATGGGATTCGCGGAGTTAACGACCAGATTACTGGACGGCGGATCAGCCAGAGCACTAAACGCCAGGCACACCACGAGTGATAGTATTCTTTTCATTCTTTTCCTTCTTTGGGGTGCTTACTCGATACCGCGGGCGTTCAGAGAAGCCTTCACCTTCAGCGCGAAGCGATAGCTTCCAACGCTGGTAAGGTGCGATATGTTGTCGAGGAACGAAAGCGTTGGTGCCGAGACTCCAGCACACGGAGGCTCATTGACCGCCCCGCCCACCGATGCACAATGATCGGATCCAAGTGCAGTGTCCGAATCCGTGTCGACAAGACTAACTGCGGTTGCACCCGGCCATCCGGGGCCAGGCAACTCATCCCCACCGGTCCTGTGTGCGTTAACCTGCCGATAATTAGCCCTTATCCATGAGTTGAAGGTCACGCGATCGGCATTCTTCGCATCAGGAGGGGTCCCCCCTGATGTAGTCGGAAGAGATGCACCGATAGGAGTGCAGGTAGTCCAGAACACATCCCATCCGGCAATCTGATGCGACAGAGCCCACAGCATTTGAGTCAGCTCCATCTGGTCCGGAGTGCGGCTGCCGCCAATGGCATTGATACACTCGCCGCCGATGATGATCTTGCGGCCGTAGATCCCGGAATCGGTAAGAGCGTACTTCGCAAACTGATCGGAGCCTTCGAACTTGCGGTAGTTTTGCTCTACCCCTGCACGCGACATCACCTGATCGTCAAAGAAACTGATCGCTCCATTCACATACGTGGCCGGGGTCTTCAGGATCCCGCGAAGCTGGGCAAGCCAAGCCGTCTGTACATACGCCCCGGTGCCGTGAGTAACGCCTGTGCCTGAACACACGCCGCCAACACACCCACGCTGCACAGTGCAGGACGTCGCGCTGGTTGCCGTGGTGCAAGACGTGATCCTGACTACCTCATTCCTGTCGATGCGGACAAACCCGCCAGTCGCGCCGCCAGGGAATCCCGCATCATAGGAAATCACATTGTTGGCATTGAAATGGATGTTTGTATCAACCCCGTCTATTGGCGCTGACAGCGTAGTGCCGTTCGGGCTGTTAAACCCAGTACATTGGTTAGCGCCGGGGCCGATATCGCTGAAACATTCATCGTTCACGGAATCACCGACGGCCACGACCAAGGTAGGCTTCTGCCGTGCATACTTCCTTTGCCGATACTTCAGCGCATATGTAGCCTGCAGGATTTCATTCTTCGTCAGGACCACCGAATGAAACGACATCCACTGTACGGTTTTGTTCATTGGCTGGTTGAAGTTGAAATTCGGGCTGTTGTTGGTGTTATCTCTCCCGATGTACCCAATGCTTCCGGGGAACAGCCGCGGCATATTGTTTAACTGAAGATTAGGGGCGGCAAGCACCCCTGCCGATATGGGAAGGAGTGCGACCGAACTGCCGAAATACACTACTTCCTGCCCATCGCAATACATCCGCAGTCCATCTGAAGCTCGCGTCAGTACGATCACGCGGTCATCACCCTGGCAGTAGATGTGCTTGATTGGCGCACCATGGTCACTCCAGTAGTGAAGGTAATCGAGAACCCCCGAGGTGACTCCCCATAGAGACTGTTTCCCAAGCTGCGCAGCAGAGAACCCACCATAACCGGGGGCATAGAAACCGATCGGATCATCGTTCTGGTTACCACCCATCAGCGGATGCTCAAACCCACCACCCATCTCGGTAGTGCCGTCACTGTCGTCGGCAAGAGCTTTAGTGATGAATATAGCCGTCATCACTTGCTGGCTGCATGCACTCGGCAGCACGATGTGATCGTTCTGCGGGTCAGACTCAGTGCGGGTCGCGTTGAACGTTCCTCCGAGGTGGAAACCAACATCATTTAGAGCACGCCCTGTTCGCAGTGGCCTCCCCGCCAGATTGAACGGAGCAGGGTTCCACGCGAAAGGAATCGTCCCGCTGGAGTTGAATATGGTCAGGTTGCCGCACCGCGGGATGCTTACCCCCTGATTCCTGTACCCAAGGAGAGGGGACCAGTCCCCGATGACAGTGCCGCTGCCTTCATTCGCGGGGTACGCCCCGATGAGCCCGCGAGAAGGATAGACGAAGCGCGAGTTGAGCACTCCACGCTTCGGTGCGGAATCAAGCGCAACCGCAACGCGAGGGGCCAGGAGAGACAGCAGTACGATTAGTGTCTTCATCATTTCAAAGCACCGTAGGGGCCGCGACTTTCGTCAATTCCTGATACAGGATGCAGGCGTCTACCTGCCCTGCAGTCAGCCCTGACAGCGCGGCATCGGCAGTGAATATCAGCAGCACTGGGCTACTTGCAACGGTGCTCGCACCAAGTCCAGTTTCAGCCTGAACATAGTCAGGCGCGACGGTTAACCCAAGCGCATACACGTTGGAATAGGCAGTATCAGAGACGGCGTTCCCCATGCTTACTCCGGGGTTAGCGACACCGGCAAACGCAGTATTTGATTTGATCCACGATCCGATCACCACCGTGTTAGCTGGCAGCGTGAGCCCCGTTGGCACAGAAACGCGAGTGGTGCCGGGTACAAGCAACGCCTGGTTGTAGTTCACCCGATAGCATTCCTGCGACACACCGGAGCCCGTTGTTGTCCCGCCACCAGTGATATTCACTGTCGTAATGCGGCCATCGGAGGTGACTCCCTGCCCCGGGAACACATACTTCATTGGCTGAATATAGTGCGGGTCAACGAGACTAACTGATGTCACGCCGGTTCCCGACACGACCGCGGTAGCGATGAGCAGCCTGTCTGCCTGGCACTGCGTTGCGCCGGGAATCAGGGTCAGCCCGCTTGAAGTCGTGATCGTTGTCCCGCTGTAGGACAACTCCATCGTTGGGCCATATTTGCAGAAGTATGCGGTATATGAGCCACCGGCCGCGGTGAATGAACCGTTATACCCTGCCCATGTATCGGGCGCATCGCCCTGCTGCCCAGAGCAATTACTCCCAGCGGGGCAGTGGAGAGAAGCCGTGGTAGCGGTTCGGTCTATGGTGAAGCTATTGGCTGCTCCGCTCCCTCCACCACTGCCGACCGGGACGCAGCCTGTCGCGTCTCCATTGGCGAGAATACCCGTTCCCGATTGACCTATCGGGCATTGCACCGGAGTGCCGGCGAGCGCCGTAGCCAGCGCTGCCTGCCCCGTGGTGCTCGAATTAATAGTGCCTGGCAGATCAGCAGCCACGATCGCACGCAAGCTCATCGCGCCGCTGATCCCGTTGGGGGTCGCCATGACCCTGTTCGCGGGCTGTCCCCCAGCCGAAATGATCGTAAACGTTCCCGCACTCGTGATCGGTCCTCCCGATACGGCCAGATACGAAGGCACCGACATGTCGACGCTCGTCACGCTGCCTCCACCGCCTCCACCAGGTCCGGGAGGGCCTTGCGGTCCAGTCGGCCCGGTGGGTCCAGCCGGTCCCGGGACAGTGCTGGCAGCGCCAGCGGGCCCCGTCGGTCCAGCCGGTCCAGTGGTGCCTGTAGCGCCAGTAGGGCCTGTCGGTCCCGGAGGGCCTGATGCTCCAGCAACACCCGCGGGGCCAGCGGCTCCTGCAGGTCCAGCGGGGCCTGTGGCGCCACTCGCACCAGTGCTCCCAGCCGGCCCGGGGCTCCCAGCTGGGCCTCCCGGCCCAACACCGCCAGGTCCGTTTGCGATACACGTAACGTTGGCCGTGCTCGCGAAGTTGGCAGTGACAGCGGCAAGCGTCTTGCCGGTCAATTGCGTGATAGTAATGGGGGTCTGCGTAGCAGGTGCAGCCCCGGTATAGCAGGCAACGCTCACGTCGATCAGGTTCCAGTTATGCGTGATCGTCAAGCTGGTAACCGCTGGGCCACTGGTAGCCGATGCAGGCGGCAATGATCCAAAACTACTGCCGCCGCCACCGGTGCCGCCGCCCCCGCCGCCCGCTGGCAACTGAGCAAACGCCTCAAGGCACAGCACGGCCAGGGCGAGCGAAATTCTCGTCTTCATTAGTTCTCCTGTTTATGGGGTAGGGATTAGCCTTTGGCGCGTTCTTTGAGGCCCAAAATGGCGTGGAAAGCTATTGGTGCGATGGCGATTGCCAGGCCTACCAGCAGCGTGTTGTTTCTCTCTCCGATAGTCTCAAGCTTGACCAGTCTCTGATCAGCATGAACAGCCTCTAACTGCTCCAGCCGTCGGCCATGATCGGTAATCTCCACTGCCTGTCTTATATCTGCAGGCAGGTGTAGCTCATTGGCGTGAGCGAATGAAATCAGGAGGCATACACCAAGCGCGACGAGCCCGAGCATTATCGCTGCCCGTCGCATTAATTTAACTGCCGGTGAACTCATTGCAGCCCCATTCTCCGGTTGGCGCTGAGCTACTTTGCAGCATCGGACGGTGCCACTGGCGCCAGATCCTTATGCGATACGACAGGAGCAGGGGGCGAAATGGGGCTCTTTTTGAGCAACCCGCCGACACCGATGATCGCCCCTGTGATAGCCAGTGGACCAATCTTGTTTTTATCGGTGACCGCCTGCGGGTCTGATGCCGCTACCGCTGCCATAGTCACAGCAGCCCCGGTAAACGCGGCTCCGATAATCTGCAAAAATATGTTCATTTATTTCTTTCTCACTGAAGTCTGTTTGTGGTTCCGCCTCAAAAGGCCAGAGAAAGTGAGTCACAGCTTATAGAAAATATGGTTACCGATTATTGCGGTAATCTTGTTCGGATCGGCCCAGTATGGCTGAACTGCGTCCGTATGATAGTGGTTCGCTCCAGCGGTCGGATCATTGCCTGGATCGCGTGCCATCTTCAAAATCGTTTCCCACGGCTCCGAACCGCGTACCGGCCACTTCGCGGCGCATGGGTCGCCTGCGTTGTAACAGGAGAACTGCTGCGGTTGTACGCACACCTCGTAGGATGTATCGGGCCAGCGGCTGTCGGCCGTTCGATTCAGCAGTACATGGATTACGGCGCGCTGCCCTTCGGTGGGTTCGCCCTGTGCTTCTCTCCATGCCGTGAGCGCGGTAAACACCAGATCAAGTTCATCTGACATCTGACTGTCCCCCTTTTGGATTAAAGCTGCTCGTAAAACGTAATGTAAATGCTGTAATTGCCGGTCACGGTGGTGGAGAACGAAACTCGCAACGTTCTCCCGGTAATTGGGCCGGATGCGAATTCATCGTCTGAGGCATCGAACCCATAATCAGCACCTGTCCCTATCACGAAAGACTTTGTGTTTGTCGGAGATGCTGACGTTGCGCCGGAAAGCACGGTTGCCTTGGTCGCATAGGTGGTGTTCCTGCCACGAACCACAGCAGCCGTTCCGCCGGCTGGGGTTGCGCCTCCCCACTCGAAAACAACGTTTGCGGCCGTTGGCGTATTGACCAGAATCCGATCAAACCTGATAGGGGTCGCGGTTACGGTCGATGGCACATGCACAACGCAACTCGGGACGGTCCCGGAGGCGGTGCCAATGCAGGCGGCCTCGTATTTGCGCTTCGTATCCCTCTCGGGCTTGACGATGGTCTGTGCATGGCAAAACAGCGCAACAAGGCATACCGCAGCCATTGCGCGGGAAATCGCACGGTACATTTGGGTTTCTCCTGAGGGTTGTTTATTGCTTGCGAGGTTTCGCCAGGAACTCATCCGGCAAATCGTCGGGTCCGCTCGATGCGAGTCTGGCTCGATCTATTAAAAAGTCATCCGGTAAATCGTCGGGCCGTTGTAATTTCGGAGGTTGCGTCAGTTTCTGCGCTGCGTACGTGCGGCCGATTGCGCTGGCAAGCGGGCTGAGCAATTTCGGCGGTTCCTTTACTGCCTCTCCCATGACTGCGCGAGACATCGGCCCAGTCCATGCCTTAGCTGCCAGCCTCGGGATAACGACCCCCGCAGCCATGCCTCCCGCCGCATCCCTCAGTTTTTCGGCCGGGTCATCTCCGGTTGCCGCACCAATGATTGCTCCGGGAACCATGCCGCCGTACTTCAGCAGATTGCTGTAGCGTGCGGTTTCTGAGGTGTTGGTCAGGCTCGTCGGGCGAGTGATGGCCTTGCCGAGCTCTGAGGCGTCCCGTAACTGCTGATATGGACCCTCACCGAACAACGCATTGTAGGCATCCTTGTTGACGTCCAGCGCCTTTTCCATCCGGCGTGGGTTGATGAATCGTTCGTCCCCGATGAATCGATTCTGGGTGAGACTATCATCGAGCATCGTGTCTGCGACATTACGCCGTAGCTTCGGCATCACCTGGTTGTCGGCAGCCTCATACATCGGGGAAACTGCACGTTCGGTGTTCGCGATAGCCGTTGGATGTTGCGCAAGTTGCGCCGGCAGCGCCTCAGGCTTCCCTGCGCTCTCTGCCCGCTCGATCATGCTCGTTACAGGGTTCCCGGTCTTCCCCCCGTTGTATAGCTTCGATGAGGCATCGGCATACTCGCTATTCACCGCTCTCCAGTCTCCCAGTGCCTGCCGTGCAGCCGGGTCGGTGCTGTTTGTAAGCGAATCCTCGATGGAAGCGTCAACGGCCTTCCGGAGAGCAGGGATCGCACGGCGCTGGACTGCAGCGTCTCCCGTCTTCATGGCTCGCTCTGCTTCAAGCAGCCCAGTGCGTAGATGCTGCGCTTCCTCAAAGGTCATCTGAGGCAGACCGCTGTCAACGAGACTATTTGGCCTGACTAGCTGCCCGTCTGCCATACCTGCAACGGACTTGAGTTTCCGCATCACCCCACTGGGGAAATAGCTTTCCATCCCCTGTGGGAGTTCGCTGAGAAATGATCTGGCGTCGTCCCGCGCGATTGAGAAATCGATTGGTACGTTACCGGCGCGCGAGTTTATCCCGGCATACTGTGGCCTGAAATTCGAGGCGCTTGCGCCCCGGTTAGCCGCGAGCTGGTCAACGGCAGCATTCCCCGCTTCGGTTGCGGGAACCGGCTGGGGGTGAAACTGTGCTGGTATCTGACGAGTGTTTCCCTCCCACTTCTGAACCGCCTGCATCGTCTTGCTGCGGATCGGGCCAGTTCCGCCGATGGTCTTCTCCAGACCGCTTTCGATTATTGGCGCAAGCGGCCTGCCCCCTTCGGCCTTGGCGGATGCCGCCATGCCCGGGGTTAACTGAATGCCTGCCTGACGCGCGAGATTTACCACTTCAGGATCGGCATGAACCGCGCTCCTGATGGCGCGTGCTGTCAGATTCTTGGTTCCGCGATAGAGTGGCGCAACAGCGCGACCTGCACCCTCCCCAACGGCATTACCCAAAAACGTCATGCCTACGTCTTTGGCCGTCTCCTCCGGGGTCATCTGAATTGTCTTCAGCCCCAGAGCCTTCCCCAGCAGGTGCGCAGCGCTGTTCCCCGCTGTGGCGCCAGCCCCAGCCCCGAGAATCGCCAGCGGCGTAGGTCCACCCGCAGCGGCACCGGCAGTTCCGCCGATAACCTCCCCGAGCATGTTAAGCGCATCCTGTTTTTCGGCATCGGACATCGATGACCAATGCGCTTTGAGATCGTCAATTATCGACATTATTGAGATACCACCCAGCCAAGGCTTTTCGCTCTGTCAGCGTAATCGACCTTGACCTTTTCCGTCTTTCCTGTCTTTGGATTCTTCATCACAACGAAACTGGTATTTCCGCCGCCAGCCGCCGGCCCACTTACGGATACTCCGTATTTGTCGCCTTCCTCAACAGCCGCATTTCGCCCATCGCTGATATTCGCCTCCATTCTCGAGAGTTTTTCGTAGGCGTTTTTAGGGCTATCCACCCAGACGTTCGGGGTGTGCTCCAACGCTCTGTTGAAAATTGCCTTCGCTCTGCTGGTTCCTTTGAGGATTCGCGCAGCGCCAGACACGCCAGCCATGCTCAGGTCTGCGATATCGCCGCCCATAGTCCCCGCTCTGCCGGCTGCGTACGCAACGCGGTCAGGGAGAAAATAACCGGGGGTGTCGTTATCCTTCAGAGGCTCCAGTTTGGCCTTAAGCCTCTGTATCTGCTTGAGCGTTGGGTCAATCTCAGAGACTACGCGCGCCGCTGTCGAAGAAAGCGGCCTTGGAGCTTCAACGCCCATCTCGCGCATGACCGAAGTCTTCAGTTCTTTTGGAACCTGCTCGATTTTGGCGCGACCAGCCTTGATGTTGTCGGCCCAGATCTTGGCCCCGTCATCCGCACCCGGCGATACGCCACCTCTGCCGCCAGAGTGAGCCATCGATCCCAATACACGGCGAGTCTCGTTGCTCTGTGAGGCCATCTCGCGCCGGGTCTGGTCGGACATGTCTCCCAGATACTTACGCAGCTCATTCGCCTCGCGAGCGCGACCGTTCGCCTCTGCAAAGCCAATCAGCTGTGTGACTCGCATGGGGTCGACCTTCTGCCCTGCTTTGAGGCCGAATTGCCCATATTGCTGCTCCATCTCCGGAGTAACCGTCACCCAGTCGCCCATCTTCGCCGCTTGCTTGTCGGCCGCAATTGCGGCCTGAGTCAGCCGCTTGCGCTGCTTCCCATCGGGCCCCTGAAAGTACTCGTAACGCTGGTCCGCAACCTCGCCGGGGCCGACAGGGGTAATCCCTCTTTCGAGCATCTGCGCTTCGAGCGAGTTGCCGCGATCCTGCGCCGCGATCTTGCGATCATCCGACTGGTTCTCGATGTTCTGGCGGTATGCCTGCTTCTGCAGCCCGTTCAACTCATCCTGCGTATCCTGATGCTGGATCTTCTGGCGATTCATCAGGCCAGCCTGATCCATCGCATACTGCTCACGCTGAGGAGCATCCTTGTCCAGCGCGGCTCCGATAACCCCGAGCACCCCTCCAGTGCGCAGCGCATTGACGTACCGCGCAGGTCCGGATAGCGGCGGTGGCCGGCGCGACTGAAGCTGATCGTACGCTTCCAGCGTCTCCGACTTCTTAATCGGCTGCTGAGGTGCCGGCGCGCTCGTGTCGTACTGGAGTTGCGCGTCGGGTTCCACGGAGGGTCGCAGCAAAGGAGGAGGGGTCTGCTGCATCAGCTTCGGTGTCGGCAGCGGTGGGGGCTGAAATTGCCTCGGAGGAGGGGGCAGAGGCCCCCCGCCAGTACCGGAGCCGTCATCGTACATCGACGGGTCGAAAGTAGGCTGAAAGTAAGGATTTCTGGGATAAGTTGGCATTAGCCGCCTCCAAACAGACCACCAAGGGCACTACCCGCACCCTTCCCGAATGACTGACCGAGTGTGCGGCCAAAGCTCGGGTTATTGGTCGCGTACCCAGCCGCATTACCCGTTGCCTGGTTCGCCGCTCCGGTCTGCGTCCCGTAAGCCTGTGTGCGGCCGGTGCGCGCCGCCTGGCCAGCCTGCTGTTGCTGCTGGGTCTGGTTCCCCAGCCATCCGCGATACTCCTGCCCGCCGCCGATACGTGCATTCGCTACCCCGGTAGCCCGCTGGCTGGTAGCGTTGTTGTTATTGAATCCCTGCCCATACTGGGTGTTCTGCCCGGTCTGTGCTACCTGCTGGCGGTTGTTGGCGATGTTCTGCGCACGCTGCGCATTCGCAGTATCGACGTTGCCGGCAATACCAATACCCGTGTTTTGGTTGTACTGGTTCGCCTGCTGTTGCATCTGGCCACCCTGATAGGCGTTGTTGGCCCGCATACCGGCTACGTTGCCCTCAAGCCCAATCAGTGAGTTCCCAAGTGCCTGTTCATTACCCAGATCCGATTGCAGCCGGGTTCTCTCCGCTCCGGATCGGTTTGCTTCGCGCTCGCCAACGGCGCCGAGTTCCGTTCTCTCCTGACCTTGCGCAAGTCCAGCACGCTGCTGTGCGGCATTCAGCCCGAGATTCTTCGCTTGCACTTTCGCGTTCAGCGCCGCGTCCTCAGCGTTGATGTCACCCTGCCGCTGGAGGTCATTCATCCCGGCCGCAAGGGCAAGCGCTGACTGATTACCGCTCGCCGACGCTTCCCTTGCCACACGGTCACGCGCGGCTCGAGTCGCATTCCCGATCGACGTGGAGGCAGACTGCACCATGTTCTGGGCATCCGCATCGCTGAAGTTCAGGGATGGGTCGTTAGTCGCTGCAGCACCGCGGCCCATCGACGCATCCTGCTGGTTCATGTAATTCTGCGATGGCCCCAGATTGGCGTTATTGAGCGCGTTATGGGTGTTCGTTGCCATCCCAGACCACGCGCCTCGGCCAGCGTTGGAGTAATCGTCACTGATCCCGTTCAGCGCGCCGGCGGTGTCGTTGGCGATGCCAGTCGTCTGGTTGGGGTTGTAGTAGTCGAACTGCGAACCGGCGTTGCCCGCAATCGCGCTCTGCTCTTGCGGGGTGTACTGCCAGGAGTCAATCTGACCCTGCGACAGTGCACTGGGCATCGAGCCCTGCCCCATGATGGCCTGCTGTTCTTCCTGCGTATACCCCGGAGTCTGGTACAGGCCGGAATATGCCGAATTCATCGGTTGCCGGTAATTGTTCTCCTGCTGGTAGGCATCCTGCGCAGCCTGCTGATAAGAGGAATCGATTCGATTACCTCGGTCGTAGGCAGACGTGCGGTCCTGCACTGCCATACGCGCCGGGTCTTCGGTCGTCAGGTCGGGATTGAAGGTCTGCGGACCACCGGCACTGTAGTCAGGGTTGTAATTCTGCCAGGCGTAATTGCCGCTACCGATATCCGAGGCAGGGTTGTAGGGCGTACCGGAGAAGTAATCCCGGTTCTGTGACTGCGTTGCGGCCGGATTCATTTGAATCGACGGAGCATCGCCGTAGCTCGCCCCCTGATCGGAATAGGGGTTACTCGCCGGTCCTGCGTCAGCGCCGGTCAGATCCCCACCGTAAGCCGCACGCGACGACATCTGAGGCGATGCACCGTATGCGCGGGATCTCATGCCTGCGCCTCTGGGAGGAGCTTCTGGCGGTACAGGGGAGTCAGGCGGTACCTGGATTGGCTGAGGCTCGTTGCGGTTGGGATTCCCGCGGCCGGGGGATGGCGGGTAACTGCCGCGTGGTCCAGAATAGCCACCGCCGCGAGGAGGCGCACCCGGGGAGGCGTCACCTTCACCAGGAGGGGGGATCGGCGGCTGAGGCTCCCGGGGGTTAGGAAGTCCGCGGCCGGGTGGAAGGTGGAACGGGGGAGGCTCGTACCGGTTCGGATTGCCGCGGCCCGGAGATGGGGGGATAGCCCCGCGAGGGTCCGAAGGATCCGACCCGCGAGGGCCGCTATAAGGCGGGACAGGGGTATCCGGTGGAAGCTGAAACGGGGGTGGATCAGCGCGCTCAGGGTCACCCCGGCCAGGCGAAGGATCGGCACCGCGAGGGCCGGAGGGATATGCCCCGCGCGGGGGCGCTACCGGATTAGTGTCATCCCCCGGAGGTAGCTGTATCGGCGGGTATTCCCGGTAATTCCTCGGTCCTCTGTCTCTGGTCATCCTGTGTCTGCTCCTTTTCGACTGCTCCCAACCTTTTGGCGAGCGACGTCAGCGCTGCGTCCCATCCGGCCGCGTAGGCAGCTTGCGCCGTTTTCGCGTCGTTCATTAGGGAAAGAAATAAATCTGAATGCTGTCTGGGGATTACGATTTTCATGCCGTGCGAAGACCGCCAGTGAATATGTTCGAGGCGGATGAAAGGCTGATTGCGGTGACGACCGTCATCGACTGGTTCACCCCGGTCCAGTCTTTGTACTGAATCGTTGCCGTGGTCGGGATAACGTTCGTGAGAAAGGTGGAAGTCCCGCCTACACCCACCGCACCATTAACAACGAATCCGCCGTGCGCGTCGACCTGCCCGGAGTTACCGGAGAACACAATCGCCTGCACGCCCAGCGAGTTGTAAATGGCACCATTGCCGCCGATATTGGAGGCGTTGAATACAACCCCTCCGTCATGCGGCCCCGGACCATAATTCAGGTTGAACGATTGATACGTCAGCTGCACATGCCTTGACGCATCCGTTTTTAGCTGGATAAACAGCGTGTCGTCTCTGAGCTGCGACACAAAAGTGGGGCCGGTTATCTTGATGAAATTGGCCGAATCGATCTGAATAGTCCCGGCGCCGCCGGCGAAGTCGAACGACAATGCAGCGTCGACCAGGGTAATATTTCCGGTCCCCGAATCAATCTCGATCCTTGGGCCTCCGGTGGTCCCGATCATGAGACTGCCGTCGGAGTCGACCTCCATGTGAGGCCCGCTCGCCAGGCCTATCCTCAGGTGTCCGTCTGCGTAAGCGCGGAACAGAGAATCGGGGAAGCCGGTCCCGCCGATCGCAGCCGTCTCTGTGTGAATGCCTGCATAGTATGGGGTCAGGACACCGCCGCCTGTATACGAGCCACCCCACACCGAGGCGTTCAGATCGACGTGAGTCGCGTCGACAATCGTAACCGGCCATGATCCGGTAGCATTCGGCACCCCGCCGACATCGACCACCTTGGCGGTGTCGCCGCGCTCCATCCCGTGCGCTGTGGCCGTCTTCAGGCGAATCAGCCCGCTACCGTTGTTAACAGCCCCGGTTATGTTGATGGGGTCAAGCTCGAGTACCCCGAGGAACCCTTTCTCGTTGCCGTCAGCATCGAGAATGAATACCTGACCGTTTTGCCCGATGTAAACATGCTGGCCATCCGTGAAGAACGGAGACGTGTGAACGGGATCGTTGACATCCCCGCCGACCCAAAGATTCTCGGTTGCAACTCCTGAAAGGAAGGAATCCACCCCGGGGAATGACCCCAGATGAGCGATTGCGCGACCATCGTCTGCGCTGGTGATGACGAGATCATCAATGCGCCCTTCAGCCGCCGTAGCTACGTAGTTCGAGAGCGAGTTGAACGCATTCTCGATATCGTTGAGCGCGCCGGCCATCCTCGGTTGCCCCGCGCTTCGCAGCATATTAGCGATATCGCTAACCGCCAGCGAAGGCAAATTGAGGACGTTCTGTGTGTTGTAGATTACTGGCATTCAGATTAATATTGGAGATGGCCGCGGACGAAGTACGAGAAACGCTTCGGCAAGAGTTTCGGTAGGTTAGTTGGGAGTCGGCACCCCCTCAAGTCTGCGGCAAAACCTGCCTTCACCGCTGAGCGGCGTGGGTCGTCCACAGATGCTCAATCGCACTCAGACGCCAGTTAGTTCCTGGCGTGCCGTCGCTCGCTATCTTCAGCCGCACATCCTCGCAGAGCATGTAATAGCGGAGCAGCGGCCACTGATCCGGGTGCAGTGCCAGTGCCTGTGTTCGCAGAGGACCAGAAGAGTTTTCATCCAGCGTGAATGGGGTGACGTTCACCGACCCCAGCCCTGCTATACGTATCTGGTCCCCGTGATGCTGCGATAGCGTAGTAGGCCCCTTGCCTTGCAGCAACGGGGGAGTCTCGTACTGGTCGGCAATGGCAAGTCCAGGCCCGTCAGTAAATGGACTATCGTCCCCAACAGGGGCCTTTTGCCTGCGAAACGGCTGAGCTCCCGATGACGGAGCAAGCCAGCATTCCTGTATTTTCTTGGCGGTGTTGAGCACGATCAGAGACTGCGAACCCATGTTCGAGCCTGTGATAGAGTAAGTCGCGAAATTGACCGTTTCGGCCGTTACCCCGTTGGTGTAATCGAACACCAGTTCGCGATTCGACGTGTCGATCATCGTTGCGATCACACGCACTTTCTTGCGGATCGGGTCGTCGCACACGAACAGGTTGTACGGTTTCGACCAGTCAATCAGCGACCACTCATACTGATATCTCGATACCGGGGTGACGTCGTAAGCCCCTCCGCTGAACCGGTACAGCCCGCTTTGATGTGCGACCCACGCCGTACCCTGCGATGTGTTCACTGCAACACCCCAGGGGGAGGGCGACCCGATACCGCTGTCAACCAGCCTCGGCGCCGCCCAGCTTACCGGCTCTTCGGCAGTGTCCTGGCTAGAGTACGTCCACGACGGGCCGAAGCAGTAATAGACCCCGAATAACTCAAATCCACCGTGAACGTACTGAGGAAAGTACCGGATATTCTTCCCTACGTCGATGGCTTGCGGATTGTTCTTCCGGCTGAAAAACACGCATGCCGGATAGTTGGGATCGTTGACGCAGTACGCCATGCGCTCGCCAGCGCGGAACACACTGATAGGGGAAAACGGCGGGTTCCCCAGATTGTCCTGCGACACGAGTCCGAGGTATGGCGTAGCCTCATCCCCGTTGCGCACCAGATCATCGTCGGAGATCGTGACCGTGAAGAACGCAAGCCCCGGGGATCCGCCAACTACCGCTGCAGTGGCACCTGGGACAAACAGATATCGCGACCTGTTCGCGCTCGTAGTCATCAGCAGGTGAATCTTGACTGCGTCCGCGGGCCATGCCACCGTCGGCGAAATGCTGATAGTCGCTATCTTCTCGGTCGTGACGTTGAATGTCCCAGGAACCAAAGTCAGAGACGGGGTAGACACTGGGCCGGGTGCCCCAATATAACCGCTGCGCCTTTCGAGGATGAATGCGACGTTTTTCGTGCCGGGGGTAAGGTCGCCAATGCCCGGGGAAAGCGTTATCGAGATACTGACTTCGCTCGTCAGCATCGGCCGGGGGAATAGCTTGTCTACGCTCCCAGTCGGCTGACCTGCGAATGAGATCACGTGAGCGTGATCCTTGCCAAGCATATCCGTCCCGAAATGCGCTATGTACAGTCGCGCCCCGTGCGGAGCGAAGGTAGCGCCATAAGCTCCACCCGCTGCAGTGTAGGCGGCAGTGATAACAGAAGCCAGGGATGTCGCCGGCGCATATGCGATAGCACCCGCCACGGTCGACCAGACCAGATAAGTAGCCTGCCCCGCCTGCGCATTCAGAAAAATCCAGTTATACGCGCCGCTCGTTGCGGCACCTGGGGTAATAGCGGTGTCCGCAAATCCGGTGCGGTTCCCTACACTATCGTTCCCAAATTCGACATTTACTGCGCTGGTTGCGCTATTCGGGGCAAGCGTGATCGCGTCAGGCGCAGTCATCGCTCCTCGAAACTTGCGCACTACGGCACGGCGGAAGGCGGCAATACTCATGCTGGTTTTCGGGGTAAAATCGGGCTAATGTTTAACGAAATCTGGTTGGAAGTTACGATTCCGCTGGCTGCAATTATCAGCATGATCCTGCTGAGGCGCGGCGCGAGGGATGGTGCTGAGCTTGCCTTCTATAAGGGCTACTACGAAGAAACCAAGAAAATCAACGCGACGCAGCTAGAAGGGCAAGCAGCGCAACCGAAGACAACCCGCGCTGTCGCCCCGAAATCCAAGGGCTTATATATGGGGAACCCCATTGAAAGTTACAGCAAGGAGGAGCTGGTCGACATCGTCTGCGGTTTAGCCGAGAAGATGCGGGGCGAATCTCGCGAGCATATCAGGCAGCTTAAGATTATCGGCTGCTGACCCTGCTAGCGGCGCAACCGAAGCTACGCCGCCAGCAGGAAATGCTTAGTGCATCGCGGATGCGCCGTGAATGAAGGCAACCCCGCGGACAGTCAGAGTCACCGACCCGGACAGTTCAGCGCCGGTCGCGGTGAATAACTTCAGCGTCCCGAGATTGGCGAAGGTCGGAGTTGCGGAATGCAGGTAGCTCACCATGTATGCCGCGGCTGGTGATCCGGCCTCGAAGAAAATCGCCTTCACCATATCTGCCGTTACCATAGGCGGCCACCTGACGGCGCTGAGGTTCAGATTCCCGCCTCCGTACGCCGCGGCGGCAAGGTTAATCGTAAATATCAGTTCACCTGGGTGCCCGCCAAACGGCGCATAACCCGAAACCGCAACCGCGGTTCCTGCAAAATCAGCCATGTTCTATCTCCTTTTCCTGGAAAACTCCCCGAAGGGACGAGATTAATAATGCGGTCTTCGTGTACGCCAGCGCGGAGGCAGCACTGGCAGAATAGCTTTGACTTCGGGATTCAGAAACTGCCGAAGCAGGCCCCCCGATCCATCTGGCTCCATGCGGTTACCGAGAGCACGAACAGTCAATTCCTGCTTCCGGTCCTGCATCCCGAATGTCGCCGCGGCCAGTGCAGCAGTCCTGACCTTCAGGAAGTCATACGAGCCATCGATACCGATCGGCCCGGTAGTCGGTGGCGCCGACGATGCCCGGTACTCAATCTTCAGTTGCTGCGGTCCCGTAGCACCGATGAAACGGAAGACATCGCCTTCCCATCTCCACCATCGCAATCTGTCGGTTTGATCATACTGCGGTAGCACAGGCACCCGCACCATTTCGGAGAACTTATCCGTGCTCGATGCGTTGCGCTCCCACAGACGATACGGTTCCCCCATGTTCGGGATACCCGCAGCAGCCGGCGTCAGCGATGTCGTGTTTGCCGGGAGGGGGTACAGCTGCTCCTTCTCCACCATCTGCACCCCGTGACTGAGTGCGCATCCCCACAGTTCGCTGTGCGCACTCCTGAAGAAAGGAGTGAGGATAGGTATCGTGTAGACGACCTGGGCGAAGTCGCCGAGCTCCGCTGCTGCATCGGCGAGTACCTGTTCTACGGTGGAATCGGACATAAGCGGCTACTTTGTAGCTATGTTTCTCGGAATCGGCGGCACTGGAGGTAGCGGCCTGGCTTGCGTAGCGGGGTCAGGCATGCTCAAGTTGTTCGCTTTGAGTTCCTTCACCCTGGCCTCGATTTCCGCCTGCTTCTGCTGGCGCTGCAGGTAGCGGTCGAAATCCACCACGTTGCGGCACTCGCGGCACACGATCGACGCCGAGTCGATGCGCGCGGCACACATCGGGCAGGATATCAGCGATGTTGGCGCAAGGTTGTACACCCACTCTGCGGACTCGCGCCCGATATGGATGGCGCAGTCGCGGTGAAGCTGTAGAATCCCTGACTTTTTCCCGTTGGCGTTCATGTCCTCCGCTTCGATGCAGAAAGCTTCGCACCATGCGTCCTGCCAGCGGTGCATTGTCTCCAGTTCTTCCGGAGTCGGAGTAGTGCCGGCAATAACCATGATCCCCGGCCTGCCCATCTCGAGAAACTGCCTCTGGTCGCGCCAGTTGGTTACCAGATCCTTCGCCAGTTCATCCGCGAAGACAGGAGACGTGAAGCGCTGCTCTGATCCATTGCGCTGGTCCTGCCAGTGAGTCGTTACCAACAACAACTCATAGCTGTCCCGCGACTTTACCGCGGGCATCCTGAATGTGCGAAGAAAGCCGGGGCGTCCGGTCGGGCTGTAGTCTCTCTGTGCCTCCAGCGCCTGGAAAAAGACACTGCAAATCGTGAATTGCTCATTACTGAAAAGTTGCTGATCCATATACCGTTCCTAATTGTTCTAGTGCAGGGTTTTTGTTTACTGTCCGGTTAATCCGACAGAAGGGAAAGAGGTCGACCCGTTGCGCGATCCCGGAACTTCGCCAAACGCAGTCAGCTTGTCGGAGATAAGGTCATGCATCATGTTGTCGTTATCCCGCGTAGCCTTCGCAGCGGCCGACTTCATGTGCTCATCGAAGTCTGCAGCGCTCATGCTCTTGACCTTCTTTATCGCTCCCATCACTCTGCGCGTGATGCCCTCGGCGGGGTTTTTCCCGAGAGGCAGGATAACGTCTGTCGGCATGTAGAAGCCGCGCTCAGGATACCCCGCTTCGGTGCCGTACATGCTTCTCCACTGAGGCATCGATGGAGGCATCAGCCACATTGCGATTACCGACTGCATGCGGTCGCACATCGGCAGCTGTGGGCGTACTTCGAACTGCGGAACATACGTAAAGATGCCGTTACGCTCCACCCATTTATCGTCAGCCCTGACAGGAAAAGTCAGTTCTCCAGCGAGAACCCACTTATAATTCGGCTCACCATAGCGGTTGAGCCCGAGATTGTCGCCCAACAACTTGTTGAGCCGTTCGATGTTTTTCATTGGTTTTCGGATTGAAACTGAATTGAGGGCACCGGGAGATTACCGATACCCTCAATGGCCCAGCTCTCAGGCGCCGGGAGGAATTGAGGCGTTCAGAACGACGCCCTCTTTACCGGGGTCAGCGCAGTAAACGTTGGACCAGTCAACCATGAAGACTTTCCAGTTCGCCGTTACCGCACCGGCCGCATTGCGACCTTCGAACCATCTCTGTTTGCCGTCGGGATCGGTGTAGAAATCCAGATCCTGAATATAGACACGGCCCCAGTTGGTCATGTTGAACCAGTCGACACGTTTCTTGGACTGGTGCGCACTCTTAAGGTGAGTGGTGCCGCCGATAACGATAGTCGTGTTGTTGCTCTTCGGGATGATGTCGATCATTTCATCCTTTGAACCGCGCATCCACTCTGAGATTGCAATGCCGACCTGGTAAATCTGCATTGCCTGGGCCGGGTTGATGCAACCAAGCACTTCAGGGGGAACTGCGTTGAAGCGGTTATAAATCTTCGTGCTGAGCAGCAGGAAGTGGGTCGGAGTCAACGCGCCCGATGCATCCACCGAATTAACGATCAACTCGGGGTATGTCGTGCGGCTAAGTCCAAGGATATTTCCGGAAGTCGCCGTGTTGTGGAAATACAGCTCCCCGTTCATGGCAGCGGGGATATCCCCAACACCGCGGAGAGCATAATAGTCCGTCGCCTGCGGGACGATAGCTCCGAGATTGCCCAGCGTGAAGCTGGTGCGATCTGGAGCAATGCTCAGTACCTTCGGCAGGTTGCCGCCGGCAGCCGCCGTACGGCGAGTAACGAGGTCGTTGGAGAAGATCTCTACAGGCAGGCCAACCTGAAGCAGGCTTGCTCCCCATTCCGGATCGCAAGTGACGACGCCACCGGAGAAGCCGGTGCTGAGCGCCAGCAGGCCCTGTGCGCCGGATCCCTGGGAAAAGAATTCGACGTCCTGCATTCTCTTGAAGGACTGCATCCCCTTCCTGAGGTTATTCTCGAGAGTGTTTACGGTCGACTTGCCTTTTGCTTCGGTCGCCTTGATAGCGCCATAGTTCAAATCAATGGCAATACTGTGCGCCAGAGCAGTCTGATAGAGCTGCTGGTTGATGCTGGCGTTGCCCGTACCGAGCGTGCCGCCATCAACATTGAACAAGCCGTAATCGGAAGGGGGCTGAACTTCCAGCGGAACGCGGAAATCAGTACCGTTCGGGGTTTTCGTGATGCGTGTGCTGTCTGCCTTTTGGATTCTGGAAAAGAATAAATTCTTCTCTTCCATCTCGTAAAGCGTTGGGAGTTCTTCGCGGAGAGTTTCGTAATTAACCGCGTTAACTTCTGCTACCGTCTGTCCCATTTATGGGCTCCTGATGTCGTGAATTAGCTGAGTCGCGACGAATGCCGGGGTCGCGCGGCCCCGGGCCTGCATTACGGGATTCGGTCAGCGTCGGGACGCTGTGAGCCTTGATCGCTCTTTGATGTTTTCCCAGAGTGCTTCCGGGTTCCCCGACTTGATGGCTTCCTGCCTTTTCGCATCGAGCGCACCTCTCTGTACCGGAGCACCCGTTGCTGCGGGCTCCCGTCTTGCTGCCTGCTGCCTGGCCCTGGAGTGCACATCGGCAGAAGCGTTGAGTACTGTTCCTGTGGCAGCGTTGATGATCGACTTACTACTGCGTCTTGCGATCGGCTCGATGAAATTCTTCACCATCTGCGACAGAGCCTCAGTGGATTTCCCACTGGGATCATTGGCCGCACGCTCACGCGCCAGAACATAAGACTGCTGCCACGCAGTATTACTTTTTATGGCTTCGTCCACTGCCTCGCTAAGGTCACGCACCATGTGCTTCCACTGTGGCGTAGACTTTAGCGATGCTTCAGCGGGTTTCAGCGCGGCTTCAATTTCCGAAGCGCGCAGCGTTTTAACCTGCTGGTCGATTTGCTGCATACGAGAGTGCATTACGCGTTGCGCGGCCTGCTCCTGCTCGCCGTAAAATCTCTGTCGTTCCTGTTCGAAGCGTTGCCTCTCTTCGAGGTACGGATCCCGCTGCTGGAAGTCCCCGGATTCGAGGAAGGTGCCACGCTTGCGAAAATCCAGATTCTGCGCAATCTTGAGCAACGTGTCGTCACCACGCTGGTGCGCCTGCTCATAGAGGCTCTGAATCAATCTCTGCTCCGCGGTTCGCTGGAACTGCTGCGCAGCCTGAGGTGCGGCATGTGGAAGCATCTCTATCACCTTAGCCGCAAACGTTTCGCGGGCATGCGGAGGAGCTTCGTTACTCATCCAGTAACTGGTGAAATTGGATATACGCTCAGGGTCGCCGCTGTCGAAATCGGCGGCCATCTGCTCGAACCGCACAGACGTATCGAAATAATTCTGTATCGATTCCGGGGTCGCATTCGGGACCGCAGTCGTGATGCGATCAAGGGTATCCCTCGCCGCCATCAGACCTCTGGCCTTGGACTCGCGGAAGAAATACTGCTTGCCCTTCGGCCCTTCCCTGATGCTGTCAGGCTGGTAGTCGTCGGGATCTACGTCGTCGGCAACAGGAGCCTTCGCCCCCTCGGGACCATCGGTAACCTCCGGTGTCTCCTCAACAGGAGTATCAGGTTCCGGCTCCGGTTCGGGGTCGACATCTTCTGCCGGGTTAGAATCACTGCGACCGCTCGTAGCCCTGTCAAGAACCGCACTCCATGCAGCATCTGCACTCGTTGCCGCCCCCGTGTCTATTGATGGTGAGTCTGTGGGTACACTGCCGCCAGTGTCCGCTGTAAGCGTTGTTTCGTCCATTCACTTTTCCTAATTGTTCTAGGGTTTTACTGCTGAAATTGGGTTTCCGGCCGACGCAGACCCAATGCGCCTCATGGCCGGAAATAATCGCACGACGGTAATAAATCGCCTTCGCGGGGTCAAAACTTATTGCGGTGGTGGTGGAGCCCCTTGCTGCGGTCCTGGTGGAGGCGGGGGAGGAGGCCCGCCGTTACCTTGCGGTGGACCGTCCGGAGGAGGTTCCCCGGGCGCGCCAGGCGGCGGAGCCTGCATCTGCATCCCCATCTGCTTCATGTCCTGAAGGTACAGGTAAACATGCTGCCATCCCTGCGGGTTCTGCTCCTGCTCCTTCATGCCTGCATCGATCAGCCACTGACGGATAATCTCGCCGTCGGTCTGCGGATCGTCGAGCAGCGGATCGGGCTGGATAGCGGAGTGCTGCTGCCCGTCGGGCCCGGTATTCGGCGGCTGCTGGAGCAATTGCCGGATGATCTTCATCTGCCGGTTGCGCTGGTTCTCTCCGGGGATCTCAAGATCGTTCATGCCGGGGATAATGTAATCGCGCATTGCGGCCGAATTGGTTGCAGAATCGAGGCCGAGGCTGGTAGCCATCTGCGGATTCTGCCCGATGACCAACTCGAGCCGTGACTGCCTCTCAGCCCACGACATCGGCATCCCTGGCTCACTCTTGAAGTACCAGTTCCCGCCGCGCAACACATCGAAATCGAGTGTTTCGCCGGCACGCTGCATCGGTTCAGTAGCGTACTTCTCCCATAGCCTCAGCGCCTTTTCTTTCGTGTCGACCCACGCTGCAGCCGCAAACTCTCCATGAACCGATAACTGCATGAGCGATTGCTTCAGGTCGGCATCGGCCTGTTGCGCAGTCTTGTTCCCGCTCTGGCCGCCCCATGCAGGCGGTAACAGGCCGGTATGGTGCTGGATGATCATGTCGAAGTTATCCAGCAGAGGCATGGCGCCGGTCGGGAAATCGGCACTGCGGATCGACGCGATCCCATCCGAAATATTCCGCCCTGCGCCGGCTTTCGACCAGACAACTTCAAGCTGGCGGTTCTCCGACCGCATCTGCTCCGGATCAATAATGTCAGGGTCCATCGCATGCGCAGGCATCCCGCGTTCAAGCGTGGCAACCATCAGGTTGTACGTATCGTTAATGATGTCCTGTATCTCCAGAATCCCCCAGCACATCGGGTCGCGATACAGATACTCTCCAGGCTCCGGAGTGAACGGGGTTGGCCAGTGTTCAGCCTTCGATTCATTCTCGATCGCTATCGTCAATCCGCTGACCTGAGAAACCTTCATCCCGTCAGGGAATTGTTGTTTCAGGATGTCTCTGGTTGCCTTTTTCGAGATGTGCTCGTAATAGGCTGGCGGAATCCAGTAACGCGAGAAAGTCCAGCTCGTTTTCTTGACCTTCGCGCGCACCCCGCGGAGACTTGCAGCAACGTCACGGGCGAGCGTTGAACTTTGGTGAAGCGGACCTGTCCCCTCTGCTGTTTTCAGCTCCCCATCGTCGTTCATGTGCTTGCGGAGCTTGTCGCCGTAATACTCGAGTAAGCGACCCTTCGGGCACTCGAACTCATATATCACCGGGACATCGTCCCAGTCCTGATAGGTCGCGTCGAACGGGGCGGTAACCGTAAACCCGGAGCAGAGCGTCAGCTTCGGGCCGGAATGCGGGTAGGTGACGTTACCGGTATACTCAGGCACCTCGGCTGTTTCAGCTTCCTGAAAGTGGGTGTCTGAAACCTCAGCACCGCACTGGGGGCATTGCGCGACTTCCTGAGTTCCCCCCATATCGTCGCCGGGAACCTGTGTGATCGCCGGCTGCTCGAACTTCGCCCCACACTGGGGGCAGGTATATCCTGCGGGGGATACCCGCACAGTCTTCGGGTCGTACTGGGGCTTGTCGAATGTTCCGAATGTCTTCGCGTCGGCAGTATAGGACAGGTACGGATACACATTCCCGCACTCCCACTGCCTCGAAAAAACCTCGATGTTGCGGACGTGCGTGCACCAGATCTCGTCCAGCAGTTCGGCTCCGATATCGGCCATGCGCGCGGCGTGCCGGTCAGCTTCACTCCCGGGATCCTTGGCCGTTCCCTTCACATAATAGAAGGGCCTCGTCCCCAGAACGGCCGTGTATTTGCGGCCGTACGCATGGGTTTTGTCGATGTTGTAGTCGTATACCCCGCTGGACTCCTTCTCCTTCTCGGAGGCGGTACCGAGGCTAACCCCGGACCATGTCACCAGCCCGGTTGAGCCCTGCAAGCTGGGGGCGATGTATGTCTGCCCCTTGTTGTACGAATTCGACTTCCCTAAACGAAAAAGCTGCCGCTGCTTTTCCGGCAACAACTCTGCGTCGATATCGTCTCGCAGAAAATCGGCGACGTCGGTTTTGACGAGCGCAAAAACCTGCTCTTCAGAAACCTGTTGCGAATCGGCCGGGGGTGCCTGTGAGTTCGGGTTCATTCAGCCTGTTTCGTTGTCCCAGCTTCTGCTTGCTCTCGATACAACTCGGCCATCTGTGCCTCGAAATTACGCTCTTGCTCTCGCACTACATCCCGTCCGAGCCTTCGGGCAGGAACAGCCGGCGGTGTCGGCTGAGGCGGGGGAACGGGTGCTTCGGCTTGCGAGAACACGTATCTCCGATCGCAGCGAATCGAATAGGCGTCGACCATACGCTTCAGATCCTCCACCCTTTCGGCCGCATGTTTTGAAATGGCCTCACGCGAACTCGCCGCATCGTCGGAAGTCTCCAGCTGCGTCACCAGAGATTCATTCTCGGAGCGCAGCCGAATCACCTCTAGCTCCAGTTCAATGAACGTGTGAAACAGCCGCAGGAATCGGAGTATCACGCTGGCTGCATCTCCTCTGTTCCCCCGCCGCCGCCATTGTCCGCAAACGCCTCGCAGGAATCCTTATCGCCTATGGGCATATCGAGTACAGTGCAGTGTCCGTTCTCGTTGTTCGAGCAGTTCGAACAAACCTGATCCGCGGTCCTGTAGCACACCATATAAGGCTGGATCTTCGAGCTCGATTCCTTCGCCTCTACTTCCGGTGCCTCCGGAGCCTCGGCCTGCTCTCCGGGGTCTGGCTCCGCGGTGACAACTACGGCGGATTTACCGGGACTTCCAAGCGCCGGCGGTTTCCTGCCGAACTGAAATTTAGAGGTTGCCATTATTTTTTATCCTCCGCTTTCGTGCGGCACACCAGTTCATTCGAGGCGTTGGCTGCTATTTCACCGCCGCATGCCGCCTGCTGGTTCTTGATTTCAGCCAGATTATCGTCGCGATACTTGATAATTTCTTCCTGCAAGTGCAGTATCTGCTTCTCACGCGCAGCAATCTCCAGCGACCGCTTCACCAGCCGGTAGCGAACGTCCAGCGGTAGCAGAGATTCGGTCGACTTTGCTGCCGAATCGGTCGCCGGCACCGCAGCGACAGCAAACAAAATACTCAGAGCTAAAACTTTTTGCATTACTAATTACAGATCCATGCCGCATTGAGACGTTTCGCAAACGAGCCAGTACCCCCAGCGGTACACGACGATGCAATGCTGCAGTTCGAGCAGTACAGTATCGACCCGTCCGGCGAAGGCGTAGCGGCCAGTTGCGCCGCCGTTCTCGATAGCAGCGTCAGCCCGAATATGGAGAATTTGCCCACATCCGTCACTGCGTCGTCAACCCTTGCCTGCACGCTCACATACCCGTTTGCGAAGGAACTGGGGGTCACTGCGTCCGACACGATCCCGCCCACCTGTTTCGGGATGGTAGCCCCGCGCGCGAAGTGAATCTGCGACGTGTACCCGATAGCGCCTGACGGGTATGCATTCCAGTACAAGCTGACATTATCGGTGCTCTGACCGCTGATCAGTTCCAGCATATTGTCGAATTTGCCCATCTGCTCAGCGATGCGCACCCCGAATTCGTGCTCCCCGCCACCGCTGCGGAAGTAGCCGGCCCCACCCGGGTTTACGCCTCCGGATGGGAACGTCACTGAAGCATTCAGCGCCCAGGCCGTCCAGGAAGTGCCAACGGAAACCGTCCCTATATTGGCGTTCAACCCGATAATCAGCCCCGGGGTGTCGACCAGTTGATCGGCCTCTGCATTGACCCCCGCGCAAGGCCCCCCGGTTGAGGAATTACAGGTCCCATGCACCCCAAAAGCTATCCCTGTCGCCGTGCCGGTCTTGGTCGTATACGCAACCACGGCGCCAACTCCCGAGTTGCCGGTGAGCTTGTCCAGATTCAACTGCGATGTGATCGTCCACGGGACTCCTGTCACTCCATGAAAGTCCTGCTGTACCGCAATCACCGACTGGGTACTCGAGTTGCCGATATCCTCCGAATTGCACCTGCCGAACACGATTCCGGCATCATAAGGCAACCAGTTAACGGGGCATGTTCCCTGTGGCATGAACGCGACGACATTCGCCATATCCTGAGAGGTGTACTTCTCGGAGCTGACCCCGTACGGCTTCTTTTTCAGCAGCATTTTCCCGCCGGCGATCGTCACCCCCGCCGTCTTCTCGATCAGCACAGCGACCTTACCGCATACCGATACATCGGCCCTCAGCGTGATATTGCTGCGTACCACCGCCTCGCCCCCGGTCGACGGCAGAGCGCACACCGCTTCCTGCAGCCCTTCCGACGCGCTGGATATCGTCCACGCCCCCGTATGATTGTTTGCGGGCGTGAATGCGACCGTTCCCGTCGATGCTCCCGTCGTGCAACTCCCGCCAGTTATCAGCACCGTCTCAGCCGTTCCGGTACCGCCGCTGATGTACATGTAGTAAGCGATGTTGCTCCCATTGACACCCTTCGGGCAGGGTTTCAGCGTCACGTTGTCGGGCGAACCCGCCGTCAGCGTCCCGCCTGGCTGCTGCGGGGGGAACGTATAGTCCTTCGCCTCAAGTAGCGGCTTGTTCTTAATCTGCGACCAGTCGACACCCTGTGCGCACACTACGGCCGCCGCGGCCAGAGCCGCCAAAAAGAGTTTTTTCATGGGAAGGGCCTTTAGTAGATAGCGCGAATATGAGCGCCGGCTTCAGGCGCCACAACTATGCCGATTTCATCGAGAAAAGAAATCGCCGGCCCAGCGAGATGAACGAATCCCTCCGGAGTCCAGTAAGCTACCCCATTCCAGAACACAACCTTGGGGGGCAGATCGAAGGTGAACACCGTGCGTACACCGTCGGCCGTTTCGTGCGCAACGGCGAAAAAAGTAGTGGACGGCGCGTCCATGATCCACGACAGATCGACGCTGGGTGAAAAGACGCCTGCCGCCACGTAGAACGGCTTCCGCCACATCGCCAGAAGATTGGCCATCTGTCCCATGATTAGTTCATCCTCTCATCTCGGGATCGCCTGCCTGTAGGCCCTGCCATGCGCGGGATAAAGAAGCCCTTGCCGACCTTCTTTTGCGCATCGAACTTATGCTCATGGAAGCGCGCCGCCATCACCAGCCCATCAGTCTCCACCCCGCGAGAAGCCAGAATCTGCAGCTTGCTCGCTATGTAAACATCGCGAGGGATAACCGCTTCCCTGAACTTGAAACTGCTGATCAGGTACTGCAGCGAGTCGCACTCGTCGTCCCCCAGCTGACTCATGATCTTGTCAGGGTTATTCGGGTCGCGCTGAGAATTCTTGATGCTCTCGATAAGCCGCTCGCAGCACGCCCAGATCCGCAGCTGCGGTAACACTTCAGCCCTCGCGCCCTCGAACGAATCGATGTACTGCTTGTACGCCAGCGCTCCCTGCTCGAGATGAATCCGCTTCGCCAGCGCCTCATCCACCTCCAGCAACGCCTTAGCCAAAGGCCACCACCGCAGCAACTCTCTCATCAACAATGCCGATGCTTCAGTATTCTTCGGTGCGCGCACGATCGTTATGTTGGTCGACGCCATCACCTGCTGCCGGCGTCTCTCCATCGCGGCCCACTTCTCCGCATCCGGCAACCGCTCTTCGTCTGCATTAGGCGCATAAACGAACGCCGCATGCTTCCCCAGCACCTTCCCGATCCCCTGGGCTATCAATTCCGCCTTCGTGGGCGCCAAATCGTCCCGCGAGAACGCATCGTGTGAGATAGCCAGAGCCAGGTGAGCATCCGGCATCGTCTCCAGATCCGGGATACTCTTCAGCGCCACCTCATACCCGAGCTCCACCATCCCGACACGCGAAACGGAGTACTCCCGGTACACATGAAGCTGCCTTTTAGGATCCCAGCATCCCCAGTGAAACGCAGACCTGTGATCGTAGCCGATATCGCCAGAAATACTGCGCGCCCACCAGTTCTCGAGTTCCGCCTTCCCCTCAGCGACGACGTGATTCGCTTCCTTCGGCTCCATTTTCCCGTTACGAGCCATTTTCGGCCCATCCGGTCGAAATTCCGGGAAAAATGCCCCTTCGACTACGTCAAAATCGCCTTCCAGCCACCTTTCGCGCTCCCCAGGCGGGAGTGCTTCGAGGTCAGCCACATACGCAGGATCGTTCGCAAGCAGGTAAGGGTTGTCGTAAATGGTCGAAGGGATGTAAATCCGGCTCAGCTTCGGCCCCAGCCCCTCCCACTTCTCCCGTTTCTTCAGCGGGCGGCCGTCGGCATGATTGATATTGATGTATCGAGCCTTGAACCACCTCAACCCCGGCCCATCGGGGTTCGCCGTGAGCATCAGTTGCGGCCGAAGCTTCTTATTCTTCGAGCGCAGCGACAGCAGGAACCGAATGAGCAGCTTTTCGGAGGGGATTTGCGTCGCCTCCTCGATGATCATCCTGTGCTTTTCTTTGCCCTGATGCTTCCTGTAGCTCTTCTCGTCCTGCAGATGCCCGCAGACGCCCCACGCACCCGAAGGGAACACGATCGACCAGTCGGAGCTGTTTAACTGAGCTCCCAGAGGCTCGAAGATGTCGCGTGCGCGCCCAAACCAGTCGTCCAGATCGATAGCAGTCTGCCTGACAACGAGAAACTTGTAATCCGGCGCATTGATGTACGAAACATCGACAGGATCGGTCGGATTTTCGACATCCGGGTTCCCTTTGAGGATGAACCCATACTCAATCTCGGTCTTTCCCGACCCTCTGCCGCCTCCGAGCGCAATCTCACGCGCATCGGTGACCATCGCTATAATCTGCGGTCCAGGGGGGCACCCGCACCGGCTCCCCTTGCCCAGAAAGTGATGATATTCGCGCTCCTTAGTTACCGGGTCAGTATCGTACCCGCCGCACCAGATCGGGGCCCAGTGCACCTGATCCGGGCGCAAGCCCGCAGAAAGTCCTACGACCCCGGTTTGCGCCGGCGCGTTTCTCGTTCTTGCACTCGCCATTTAGGGGGATTACTTCGACTTGCGACCACCGCCGATCGGGAGAACGCGAGTGATTGCGTCCCGCCCGACAGCATCTACGACCCAGCAACACTTTTTCACCCAGTCAGCCATCCCGAGATTTTCGAAAGCCTGCATCCAGGCGAAAACTTCCACCAAATTGATGCGATCGTACCTCTTAGCGAAAGCCAGGAGAACCGCTCGCTCCGTCCATTCGCACTCAGGCAGCATCCAAACTACGCTTTACTTCCCTGTAAGATGCGCGTATCTCAGAGCTTCCGCTTCGTCATGCCGCTTGTTCACTTCGAGCGCCCGAATCGCCGCACGAACTACTTCCTCCTCGATATCGTCCCCATTCACCCACGCGATTACCTTGACCGCAGTCCCATCCGACCGCTTCGCGTGCGACAGCGTAACCTTATTACCCCCATTCGGATGCTCCACTTTCGGAGCCTCCTTTGAAGCACCACCATCGTCTGCCGGCCGATTGAACATCCGGCCCATAACGCCACCTTTACCCGTGTCTTCCATAACCCCTCCTATCCTTATATACAGGGACTGCTACTCAGAGAACTCAAAAGGTAACCGAAAAGACTCTTTATCGGGTACCCCCGTCGCCATCCCTATGACGCCGTTTACCTCGCGAAACCGAGCCGCGCGATACTCCTCGTACCGCTTGTTAGACTCCGTTGCCGACCCATTCCGTACCCGAATCACCAGTTCCTCGTCGCTCGACAGCAACGCTCCAACCACCACCGAGTGCGCCAATCTCAGAAACAGCATCACTCCCCGTACTTCCTGCGAGCCTTCGGCGCCGCCGGCAGCTTCGCTTCCCCGTACTTCCGCTTCTCAGCCAGCGCAATCGCGATGCTTTGCTTCAACGGTCGTTTGCCGTAAAGCTCCCGAATATTCTCCGATACCACCTCGTTCGAAGTCCCAGGCTTTAAAGGCACAACGTCACCTCACCAGCATTGCCGTCGCCAGCAGTGCCAGCCCTAACCCTTCGAAATTCACCCGCGACTGAACGCCTACAGCCGCCAGCACAAAGCACACAATCGCCAGCACCAGACACACAGTAGAAAAAGTAATCGTCATACTCCCCTCCCTTTCCTTGCGTCCTCCACCAGTTTCCTCCATCCCTCAGGTCCAGCCGGCCATGCCAGCCAGTGACTCACCATCCGCCATACAAGAGGGTCACCGCCTTCATCCAGTTTCAACTGCTTATATCCATATCTCGAGTCGAAACTTCCCGACAGCGACCCATACCGCGCAGGCACGAAAGCGATAATCCTCTGCTTGTGCTCCGGTTCGCCATCCTCCACCTTCACCCACCCACAACCGGCAGTCTTCAAAGACATAGTGGCTCGCTAATCACTTCCAGTTCCATCGTTTCGCGCCGTCAATAACTCCAGAATCTGCCTCGCAATGTCGCGACAAAGATCAATCGGGTAGTGAGCCACGCCAATCTGAATCATCTTCTTGCCGTCCCTGTCCGTGTACTCAGACCACCGAACATAGTTCATGCCCTCGTGGAGTTTCATTCGCCATCCTCAGGAGGGTCGGGCCAGTGCATCCAGTGCGTTACGAGATCCCAGGAGTACGTTGTCCCCAGTTCGTCGTCGAGGCAAAGCTCTTTCCGCCCACCCCTGACACTGAACCAGCCACACTCCACCGCCCCGCTACCGACGGGCATCCAGACAATGATGAACAGATCATGCAAAGGTTCCGCCTCCGATACCTTAATCCAGCCGCTCATGCTTTCGACCTGCACAGGCTCAAGCCACGGGTGATGCTGTCCGTGAAGAAATGCGTTCATTGCCCTCGCACCCTCAAGATTCACCCGATCGAACACTTCTTTCAACTCAGGCGTCATCCCGAACCCGAGGTCAACGTCCCTAACCTCAATCAGGGGCGACTTGATCCATCCGCTCATGCTTTCATCCTGCGCACGATCCGATGAATGTACTGCCTTACGAAAGGCCCACCTTCGCGCGTCCTGAATCCGGCCTCGTTCAGCGCACCAGCTATCCCTTCGAGCGTCATCTCCGACCCCCGAGCCTCAAGCACGTACCGAATCACCGCCTGCTCATGCTCATCCTCAATCAGCCGCTTCTTGCCGTTGCCCCCAACCTCGACACGACACCCGTAAGGTACCTTGCCCCCAAGCTTCTCCCCATTAACCCGCTTATGCTCCAGCGCCGCCTTCGTCCGATAACTGATCTCTTCCCGCTCCAGTTCCGCCAGCGACCCGAAAAGCTTAATCACAAACCGGCCCTGCGGGGTCGACGTATCCAGAGACTCGTCAATACTGAGAAAAGCAATGCGCCTCTTCTCCGCATCGTCCACCGTGTCCAGCAGATCCCTGAGGCTGCGCGTCCATCGATTGAGCTTCGTTACAACAAGCCCATCAATCCCCTTAGTCCGGAACAACTCCAATACCCGCTGCGCTCCCGCACGCTCGAAATCCTTGCCGCTGAACCCAGCATCCACCTCAATCCCGGCCAACTCGTGCCCGTGAAGACCACAGTACATCTGAATCCGACGCCGCTGATCCTCCAGCGATACCCCATCAAGCGCCTGCTCCTCCGTACTCACCCTCGCATATCCTATTACTCTCATGTCATGATTATGCATCATGACGGGCTAGAGTGACAAGAGCATTCCACCCTAACATCGAGCAATTCTTATTGCGAGAAGTTAGCCTTACTGCTCCTTCTGCCTCTTCCCAACCTTCAACCTGCCTGCGTAGCAAAGCGCAAGCGTAGCGAGCGCATTGCGCTGGACTTACTTAAGCCTTTAAAGCTTTTACCAAACTGTCTTTTAGGAAACGATGGAACTGGAGAAAGGCGTTCCCTGTCTTTCACAGAACATTGGAGAGGCGTTCCCCCTTCTTTCACAGATTTGACCCTTGGTGGCGATGGTGGGGCCCCAACCCCGAAAAGGACGATGGGGGAGTAAACTGCTGCGGGCCTATCTATTCATGTAGCCAGAAGTTAACCGAGGCTAACAAGAACATCGAAACATACCAAATAAGATGCAGAAAATAATAAGTCACACATTCGAGCGTTTACGCACGCTATTTCTTCAGGCTCAAAGCACTCAGCAATCTACATAAGTTTGCTGTAGCAGACGCCGTGTGGTTGCCTGCCCCTGGTATGCTTCGCACTCCTCGCGCTTGCGCGCTTGGCATTAGTCGCAACCCAAGCACCGAAGGTGCGAGGGTACTACCGCAACAAGCGCCAGCGAAGCGAGCGCGAGTGAAGGGCTAACTTCTTTATTCTTCAGGCTCAACAATCTCTGCCTCTATAGCAGGAGCCTGCAGCAGGCGAGCCTTGGTTGCCTCCCCTGTGGTGGGCATCACTACCATGAGCTGCTGCCTGTTGTCTACGAGCACTGCAGGTACGTCTCCGTACTTCTTAGGCTTGATCTTTGAAGCTGCCCAGATACGAGCGTTGATACGCACCTGCCGGCTCTTGGCATCTTCGCTCTGATTGTCTGCAATCTCAACCATTTCATCGACATACGCCTCTACCTGATCTTCACGCGCGTGGCGATATTGCTCCTGGAAGGTAGGATACATTTGAAGCCATCGCATGACCTTTGACATAGGTATATCGAGGGTGATGCATACGCTTCGCAGCGAATCGCCTGCTGCGAGTCTGGTACAGATATCGTCTGCGATTTGATCGGTATAGGTTGATGGTCGGCCGATTTTAGGTTGAGCTGAAGGCACGTGTTATTCGTCGTTATCGTTATAAGGCGGCAGGTTACGATTTCTGAGCCAGAGGGTGAAACAGAAGGTGACGACCCAGGCCAGTGAGATTTCGGTAAATCTGATGAGTTCGTGTGTGAACCAGGCTGTGATTGCGGGGGAGTTCATGGTTGTTTAAGAGATATGCGTTCGAGTACTGCCCAGTTTGTTCTTACCTTATCTGGGGCTATTGTAACGAGTCTCCAGCCTTGAGAGGCGAGGATGTTTAGTTGGGCGAGATCGCCGAAATCGAGGGGAATCTTTGAATACTCGTAGAGCGGGGGTATTTGAGGGGGCGGGATGATATCGCGCTGAAAGAGTGAAGAGAAGATTTTCATGGGTTAGGGGAGTGTATCTTCTTCGCATGTTAATGCGCGATTCCAGCGTTTCTCATCGATTTGCATGTAGAGGCGCGAGAGCAGGAAATCATCGCTGTTTTCGGGAAGCACTTCACTCTTGAAGTAGTTCTTATCTTTAGTGTCGACAGCAACCGACACTAAACGGCCTTCTCGTGTCGGAAGGAACCGACACATTGCTCAGTTTCTTCGTGTCGGAGGGCTCCGACACAGGGAGGGGTGAGAATTTCGTACTTTGACACCCTCTTCATTGCTCTGGAAACCTTCAGTAGCCCGCACTTTTCGAGCTTCAGCACGTTGCCGGAAATCGTATCGCGGCAGAGCCCTGTGAGGCGCTGGAGTTCGGACATTGGGATCGTCGCAGCGAACTTCTTAAACTGCAGCGTGTGTGTCCCTATCGCCATGTAAATCTTGATCTCGTTACCGCTGAGATACGGCAGCCAGGTGAAGAACGTCTTCGGAACCGGGAGGAATGTATACGGAACCTCGAAGCGTTTCTTCCTGCTTACGCGCTCTTGCGGATGCTCGCTACGTTCGCTTGCCCCAGCTTGCGGTTCACGAAATCCTTTGCCGCTTCGTATGTCGCGAACCGAACGCGGGCGAATTTCGGCGGATGGCACATCTGGCATGGCTGGGTCAGCTCATCCTCACGAATCGCATAACAACTGGGACACACAGCATAAACCGGCTCCTTCGCACGCTTACTCCTCGAACTCACAAGGGAAACCGACATTCAAAACTCTGCTTGACATAAACATCTAGATGTTTTATTATCAACTCATGAAGAACAGCACAATGCAAGACGGAATCGCGACGCAGGTGGCGAGACATCAGGTGAAAGAGCTTTCGAAGCGTTACGCGCACAACAAGCGCATCGAAGTGGAGGTTCGCTTCGACGATCGCTGCGGGAACGGGCACAACACGTTCGGCATTACGGCGTCAACGTACATCGGGAAACAGGAAGACATGGGCGGTTGCCTGCATGAACTCGTTGCAGAGCAATTCCCGGAACTCGCACCCTATATCAAATGGCATCTGATGAGCACCGACGGCCCTCTGCACTACATCGCTAACACGACGTATCATGCGCGGAACGGCAACCTCGGGTACGCGCGGTCAACGGCTGTATGGCCTGAGGCGACACTGGAGCAACTGCAGGATGAGGACACACTGAAAGCAAGACTTTCGCAGCTGCTCGCCGACTTCAGGCAGGACATGGAAACACTCGGATTCACCTGGTAAAAACCATCGGAGAGTTGAAATGAATCAGGCAAAAGAGATCAGATCGGCGCCGAAGCGCGCGCTGTACCGGACGTATCAGGCGACAGTGGCTGTGCCAGTCGCAAATCTCACAGAGGCAAAGAAAAGGGCTCGCAAAGCCTATGTCTATGAGTTCGAATATCAGCAACTGACGGGCATCGAATGGCAAACGATCAAAGTCGTTGAACGTCCGGAGTTTCACTGCTCATTCTGCAAAGCGCGTATCTACGGTTCAAACAAGGACGCGCAAACGTACTGCGGACACGTGATGTGCTCACGCGAGTGCGTGCAGCGGTATCGCGGCGAGTGGCCTGTACTGCTCGCTTCGACCTTTCGTGCAGAAGCGCGGGAGTACGCAGATGGACACGTAACGATCACGATTGACGAGGAGGATGAATACAACTTTGCGTCTGTCGCAGATGCGAAAGCTTCAGCATACTGGCCCTTGCAGGAGGTAGCGAAATGATATGGGCCAGCTTCGAGCACCGACGTTTTTCGCTCGATGCGTTCGCACCAACCGAGGCCGATGCACTGGCACTGTTGAAGAAAGCGCTAAAGAAGTTCAATCGGAGCGGCGAATCCTTCGGAATGAATGAAGACGAAGTGCAGTATCGCACCGTCGCGTCCGGTACCGTGCTCCTCGATGGGGAGGAATATCGGTGAAATGCCCAAACTGCTATCGGAAAGACCCGAGCGCGGCACACTTCAGGGAACACCCTGAATGCCTCACAGCTGCTCAGTCGATCGCTGGCATGGTCGCCGTACTTAAGCGGAAGAACAACAAGGCGGGCCCGGGACGGCCGCGGAAAGCTGCATCAGTCAGCACAGCAGAGAACCTGCCTGAAAAAGTAATCGCCAGATGGGGTGCAGAGGACTGGGCCGATGATCGCATGACCGCAATAAGGTACCGCTACGAAACCATCGATGGCGAATTGGTGGAGCTTTCGGAAAAAGATATCGTTGAACGCTACGCATGGGGGCAGGTCGAAGACAACACGGCAGGCGGTTCGCAGACAGGAGTGCTTCTCACTTCACTCGTCGCGGCAGACCCAATGCGGTAGCTCTATCTCAGATGCTGTGCGTGGGCGAAAACGCGTCAGGGAGTCCGCGCTTATCGGATGGCCTATTCACCCACACACAATTACAGGGGCCGCAACCTCGGGAAAGGGCGACCCCTGTCAAGGAGAATTACTAACCTACCGGAACCGGAACCGGTGTTGGATCGGTGATGTCGGTAATCTCGGGAGTAGTTACCGGGGGAGGCGGAACATCGACTGGGGGAGGCGGAACAACGGCGTCGGGCACGATGTCGTCCAGAGCCTGCGACGCAACCTGCACCTTGCCCAGCTTCTCGCTGATGGCGGCAAAAGCGGCGTCAACGGCAACGCCAAACCCTGCTTCATCCTCCGTCTTCTGTGCGGCCTTCGCAGCCGTTACGGCCGCGGCCAGCTCGTCAGGGGTAACCTGAACTGCAAGCGCCGCATCAAGCGCCGCACGGATCTCGGCCAGAGCTTTAGTGTTCTGGGCCTCAATCGCATCGAGTCGTGCGTTCACCTGGGCGGAATTTTCCTGAATTGTTGCCATTACTAGTCTTTCTAACCTTTCTATTTTCAGAATTATCGTCTCTGCGTCATCTGCCGTATCCCGGCAGCACGTCAGAGATTCGGCCAGCTCGCGTGCTGCACATTCCAGCACCCTGGCCTTCTCCAACACATCTTTTATTCTCATTGCGTTCGGAAATCGGTTGTTCGTCACTCGGGGCAGACTTCGCCTCTGAGTAACGCTGTCATGCGCACCCGTTCGGCTTCAGGAAGACCATCGAAGATACGCTTAAGCTCCTGCCCCGGATCGTCGCCGCGCTTGTCGCAGGACTCCCGCTGTGGCGGTGTCGCGGAAGCGTTCAACAGCATCGGTACGGGACGGTGCCGCCGTGGTGGTTTCAGTCTGGGGGGTGAGGGTGAGGGTAGCAAGGGCTTGTTCGGGCTCGATGGGTTCGAGATGCAATCGATGCAGGGCAAGAAGGGTTTCGGCCTGATCGGGGTGAAGGCGAAGCGCAACACCAGCCCCGCAATAACACACACAAGCGGCGCCCAACTCGATGCAGTCAAGAGATAACCTCGCTCCGTCCAGATGTATCAGCCCCACGACCTTTTACGGCTTGATTATCTTGCCGTGGATGTCGCATTCAGCGAGCCGGCGGCCCGTCGACATATCGACGCGCGTACCGGACGCAGGTAAATCCTTGAGTACGTCACGCCAGTTGCTCTCGCGCTGAGGCAGGACCGATGCCCTCTGCGGGTCGTCGACTTGCGCCCACGGGACACGCGTTTCAGTGTCCGCTGGCAAAACCATGCGATGCGTAACAGGCTTCAGACTACTTCCCTCCGGCGAAATTCGGTGAATGTCCCGGGAACTACTTCGCGCACGACAGGACCATTCGGGATGGACAGGGTTTTTGCTGCACGCACGACGTCGACGCGTCCTGCATCCCCGTGCGATGAATCGGCACGGCGCGCTTTCGTTACTTCAACGCGCGGAGTCAGATACATCTCCGGGGTGGTGCGAACGGCACAGGTGAGGCGTATCAAACGCGGGCTTTCGTAAACGGCGCTGCCTTCGAGCAGCATACCTTCGGCATGGGCACGGTGCGTAGCAAACGTGAACCGGCCATGCGGAGTCAGCACCTTGACCCGGGAGTTTAATTGCATCGTTTATTTGCGTGCGGGGGCAATACGGAAAGCAGGTTGATTTGTGAGAGTACCTACGCTCTCATAAAAATACTGGCCTGTGCTGCTGTTCGTCAGCCCAGACCAGGAAAGCTGTCACTTCTCGGACGTTTTAAAGCTAAACCAATATCGAAACAGTACTCCACAATTATGTTTTTAGTCAACGCATTTAAAACTTAAATGGGTTAAACTTTCAGCTCTGAGTAGACGTTGATAGAAATAAACAGAAATGAGGTATTGCCGAAAATAATCTTCACTTTCCTGTTGACACCAGCTAGCTGTACATGTATCATCAGGACATGAAGACGCTGCTTGAAAACATCACACCGAAGATGACGACCACGATCAACGGTCACGTAGTCACGCGATGGTCCGAGACTGCCTACGAGGTCGATACTTGGGGCAAAAAGACTGTCGATATCGAGACTGCGCTGGCTTTGGTAATGGACAGGTGTTAGAAATGATCCCCTGTCCTAATTGTGGTGACCCAGACTACGATGGCGAGTGCGAGGCGTGTTTTGTTGAGCGTCGGATGAAGTTGCTAAGCCTGATGGCGGAAGCGCTGGATCGAGGGTTTGCCGTATGCTTGAAGCCGCTTGAAAATGGTGACTACTGGGCGTCTTTTGGCCACGTTGAGACCCCGCGCGATGAGTGGACCGGGTTTGACAGAAGCAATTGGCATGATTTCTGCGACGACCTGACTATACTGATCCGCGACACGCTGCACCCAGTGACAGATGTAGACCCGTTTTGAGTAAACGCAAATCTTTGAAATACCTGTTGACAACAGCTAGCAAGTAGGACATAATCAACTCATGAACAACGACATGAAACGCGAACGGATGCTGAAGGAACTGATGAGCGACTTGGCCGACATGGTCGAAGCTGGCGAGATGACCGACATGGAGGCCAACGAGTGGTACAACATGAAGGCCGACCAGTGGAACGGAGGGCTGGGCTAATGTTCTCCTGGAAGGTCCAGACCATCAAAGACCGTGGAGCCGATCAGTGGTATCGGTTCCACATCACAGGGCTGATACTCGACGAAGGCCGCGAGCCAGTGCCGTTTTCGTGGTCAGTCCGCGACATGGATAATCCCACCTACGATCTGTCGGGTGCGGTTCACCTAACTTGATGAGTATCACTATCGAACTCCCGCAAGACGCAAAGGCTTCGCGCGGCGAACTCACGATGTCCGAGCCGGACGCGCGAACCGTGCGGGCTCGCATCAGCAGCGCATTGCGGGGCACGCGATCGGGAGGCGTGGCAAAGCTTAAGTGCGAGTGCGGCAAGTGTCGTACCTGCTACCAGCGAGAGTACAGGCGACGAAAGCGAAGGGAGGAGAAATGAGCGCGGACGAGACTCGTAAGTCTTCGGCGTTCGATTGGCTTGACAACCAGTGCGTGAACTACGGCATGGGCATTCGACCTTACAGGAAGGGCATAGGGCTTGTTGCTCTCCGGTACATGAGCACCAGGGGTGAGTACGTCCATACAAAGTCTCACGATTCACTGCTGGAGTGCTGTGAGGCTGCGATGTTCGGCGAAGAGTCAGAGGAGGAGAAATGAGTCAAGAAATAGCGATACCGCAGGAAATCGAACGAGACATGTTTCGTGCAGCCGTAGACGCACTCGGAAGAGGCTGCGTCCGCGAGTACTACGACCAGATGATCGTTTCTGACCTACGCTGGGCGTATCGGCTCGGATACGAAGCTGGTCAGAATGCGCCAAAGAAGCGCACTGAGGCGACGAAATGAACACAACAAAGCAAGTGAAACCCACGGCGGCAGAGCCTTGCTCACATGAATCGTGGTATCACGACGGCCCTGTAGGAAAATGCTGCCATTGCCACCGAGTGATGGAGTGTAACGTATGCGTCATGTTGGACGACAAGCATGAGGCCGAATGCGCCTTAAGCAAACCCGAGCCTAAGCAACCAACGGCGGCAGCGATGAGGGCTGCAGTGCGGATTATCAAGAATATCCGCGAGTACAACGAACTGGGCGGGTTGAGTCCGATAATGCCACCATCCGACACAACCGCAGAACTTATCGACACCGAAACCGGACTGCCGGAATTGATTGAGGCAATGAAATCAGCACAGTCATTTCTTAAGCACCGCGAAGACGTGAGCGAAGTCTGTTATGAGTGGTGCCCGCTCTGTAAAGTAATCGCCGCGCTCGCCCGCTACGAGGAGAAATGACAATGACGAGCGATGACGACTGGTGCCCAGACTGCAGCGAGAGTCACCCCTGTCCTTGCGATGCAATGTACGAGGAAGACGAGCCTGAAGAGTGGAGCGACGAACTCTTAACACGTGCTCACCCGCCAGCACTGTGCCACTATACGCACTGGAGGTTTTACAAACACCATGTCCGTAGTGCCATGCTTCCTTTACATGCCCGAGGGCAGCAGCAACCCCGGCGAGCCCAGTCACCCAATCGTTCCTCCGAGCCCTGGGGTGCCCGCTCACCCCATTGAGATTCCACCGTTGCCACCGGGAACCCCATCGCACCCGATCGCCCTTCCTCCCAGTGGAGGAACCCCATCGCACCCGATCGTGCTTCCTGGAACCCCAGAGCACCCTATCGCTGTACCTCCAGGCACCATCTGGCCCCCGCTCCCGCCATCAAGCGGGATCTCAGGCAAGACATACGTCCTCATCCTCGTGGTGGGCGTAGGCTATCGCTGGCTGGTAGTCGACGGCCCAGCTATCTGGCCACCTCCTCCGCCTCCTCCTGTCATCAATCCCCAGAAGTAAAAACCTCCGATACAAGAGCCCCCGTCAACAAGGCGGGGGGTTCTCTTTGCGTACCTCCCGTGTACCGAATAACCCGCCGCGCATCCCTTTACGCTCGTTATGCGCGGAAGGGCCCGCATCTGGATTCAATGTTTTATGGGTTTCTCGTTCAATGACAGCGGTTCGACCTTATCCCCCGGGGCCACACTAAGCCCTTCTGTTATCAAAGCATTGCGCCCATCTCTGTCGGCCCTGTACTTGTCGTGTACCTCGTCCAGCAGCGCCATTAGTCTGGTTTGGCGTGCCGGAATCAGGTGAGCGTAGTGCTGCCGGATGGTGTTCGGGGCATCCCCCAGCATCAACGCGACGTCCTCGATGGTCGCCCCGGCCGCGAGAAGTTCGGATGCGAGCGTGTGCCGGAACCGGTGGGTGTGGGCATTCGGCACGCCAGAGAGGCGGTACACGGATGCAAGGGTCTGGCCGAATGTGTTTACGTGCCCCATCTGCGTACCGCGGCCCGTCCAGAAGTAGTACTCTCCGTCAGGCTGGCCTCCAGCAGGCACCGGGACACGATCCAATGCTTCCCTGACCTCGGGATAGAGCCTAAGAGACAGATACTCTCCGTTTTTGATTGCCCTGATTCGCACAGAATTGCCCTGTATGGCGTCGCGTCGCAGGCAGGCGATGTCAGATACCCTCAAACCGTACCGGCGCGCCAGCAGGACCGCAGCACGTGCACGAAGCCGTTCGTATGCGGACTGGCCTATCCGGTCGCAGGCGGCAATGATCGCAGTGACCTCCTCTGCGGTGTACGGGGTTCGCTGGCGTGCGCTCGCGGCACGGGGCGGTTTCATGTGTGCGGCCGGATTGTCGTCGGTCCATCCGCGGGCCTGGCACCAGCGGAAGAACTGGCGTAAGAACTGGAGCTCCTTCGTCCACGCCAGAGCCTCAAGTGATTCACGGCGCCATCCGCGGTATCCGTCCAGTGCTTCGAGGTTCCAGTCTGCTACGCAGGGCAACTTGTGCCGGTCGGAGTATTCACATAACAGCCGAAGCCGGCGCTTGTTTTTTCTGGCAGTCGAATCCTTCACTTCAGCCTGCTGCAGAAACGCGGCGCACGCATCGGCAATCAGTTTTGGCGTGGGCCCGCCTTCGTGCTCGAATACTGCCAGCTTCGCCTGTGCCGCGGCCCAGCTGCGCGTATCCAGCGATGCGCGAACGGGCTCCCGGTCGGCCGTGCCCTGAATCCAGATAGGGCACTCGCATTTGATGTAACGACGGCCCTTAGCCTTATGGGGGCACTTCGAGGTATGACGACGGTAGATAGTGAGCACGGAAGGCATCAGATTATCACCCGCCCGTCGTCGGCTTCTCGTTCGGCTTCCACTTACGCCTGACAGAAAACTGCAGCGTTGCGATATCGTAACCTCGCTCCTCCAGTTCCTGCACCAGCGTTTTCCCCTGCGTTACTTCGGAGTAGCACAGTGCTCCGTAAAGCAAATGCCCGTCCGGTCGACATGGTGACCCAAAGATTAAATCTTTCTTGCTCCCACGCTGCTCCCTGCCCCAATATGCAGTGAGCCACCCATCGTTCCAGTTTTTGCCTCTCAGCATCAAACCACCAACATTCCCGAGTACTTACGTTCTGCTACTGATTTGGGGATACGCAGCGCACGCTTAAGCCTGACGACGCCAGGCTCCCTCGCGAACATGCGGCGTATCGTGCTCTCATCGAGATTCCAGCGCTTCGCCAGTTGCTCTGCGGTGTAGTGCTCTTCGTCCAGCGTTGCGGCTGATGGGTGTATGGCCTCGCGTGTCTTAGCAGCACGAAGCAGCGATGCGACGCGGGCTGTCATTTATGCCCCCCTCCCCTGCCGTACATGTTTCGTGGCAAGTGCGCACCTTTCCCTTTCAGGGTCAGCATAGAACCTCGAATAAGGGTTGGTCGATAACCCGTACTTTCTCCGGTCTATACTTCGCCCCGGCGAATACCTCCCACGGGATATGATTTTCGTTCTGCGTTTTGTCGTATGCTCCGACTACCCATCGCTGGAAACCAACAAGTTCAGGAGTCCGCTTGTACGGCATCGGGTAAGGACGTGCTCCAAACTCTCGGAGCTGGGCACGACGGAAGTCTCTGTCTTCGTGAGTCTCACCGGGCCAGTACCCGATGAGCATGTAAACCATGATGTGATCGGGTTTAACGCCGTACTTTACGAGCCGCTCGAGCCCTGCAAATAGCCGGTGCTCATCTTTCCGGTTGTCCCATGCGGTGTAGATCCGCTTCGTGCTCATCTTGTTGTCGCGGTAGTCGATGCTAGCGATTGCCTCGGCCGATTCGTCGGTAAGAAACCTAGCGTTGATGCCCTGAGAGAATGAGACCTTGAACCCGCCGTCTCTGATCTCTGCTATCCGGGATTGCCAGTTACTCTGACCAAAGAAATCATTGTCGAGGAGAAGCAATTCTCGAGGGTGCGGCTCCCCTCTCCAGATTTCCGCTATGGTTTGCTCCTCTCGTACCGCGCCCTCTTTCTCAGGAACGACACAGAACTTACAGCGGAGCCGGCATCCTCGTTGCGTGAAACCGATACTCTGACGAAACTCGGGGTAGATACTGTAATCCTGACGGGTTGTCGTAATGCCGTGACCCTCGAGCGAGTCCGAAACACTCCACCCAGTACCGCCGACGATTGCACCTGAATACGCTCTGAGTAGCCTTTCCGCTATCGGCCGGGACTTCTCGAAGATTACGGAGCCGTAAACACGGTCGGGTATCTCTCCCTCGAACAGTGTCCGCTCTGGCTGCCCCGTGCGACGAAAGAGAACCTCGTCTCCGCTGTCGCGGTGATGAGCCGCTATTCGCATCAGAGCAATGTTCGGGAGAGCTCCGTCGAGATGGAAGAGCATAACCCTCATAGCCGGAGCCGTGTCCTCTGTGTCGCTCATCGTGCTATCCCCAGAATCGCGCCCCTGCGCTTGCCGATGTATTCTCTGTAAAACAATTCAGAGCAGATGAATGTACTCCCTGCAGGCAGAATCCACGGCCTCAACAGCAGGATAATCACGTCGCCGGGTAATGGCTTTTCCCACCCCGCGAAGCACTGCCCGTCGTTCGACATCATGATGTAGTCCCCCCGCAATGCCTCACGATAGAGCGAAAGAATCTGACACGATCCCACAATTCGGGGGAGGAATCACCCGCTAACGGCAACTCGATGCGGATCGTGCCTTCGTTGGTCAGGACTGCAATTTCGTACAGAAATTCAAGCATGTCCTTTCTGCTCATTCCCACGTAGTCGCCCTTCATACAGGCACCCTCTTTTCCAGGTCAGAGACTCGCTTAAACAGATCACCTACTATCGACCTGAGATTGCCGCCCAGCTTTACCGTGTTCACCTCACCCGTTGGCTGGTACGCCATCTTGAACCCATCCTCGGATTCTTTTTCCGAAACACGATCCTTCAAGTACTTGGCAGTCTCGGCAGCGAGATGCGACAGATACTTGTCGTAGATCTCGGTACGCTCCCCTTTCTGCAGGTACTCGGCTATCTGGAGAAGAGCCTCAGCAACATCCCAGTCAGTCAGATCTTTCTTCATTCCTGCCCTTCAATTGCCGCGTTAGTGTCTCGTTGTTCCTTAATCGAATCGGCAAGCTCCTTCAAAGACCGCTTGCCGCGCCATTCAGCTGGTAATGGGTAGCGTGCTGCCCTAAGCTCCCGCTCCATTACGAGTGCTCGCTCAGACAGTTCCGCTACCGTCTTCCTGAGTTCGGTCAGCTGGGCGTTGAAGAACATAATCTGGCTGTCGTAAGAGATCTCTCCTGACGTGTTCTGGCACTTGGCTCCTCCTGCCCTAACCTCATGCTCCAGGTCAAGCATTCGCTTTTCGAGAGAAAAATAGCGTGTGTCGTTTATCCGCTTCTCCGCATTTTTGGGAGAGAATACCTCGCTGGGTGGCTTTTCGGGAATCTCGAGCAATGTCAGAAGTTCCTCATAAGCCCAACCGCCAGGCCCGAAATAACCCTGATGACTCTTTCCGGATTCTGCTTTGAGGAAATTCAGGGTTTCATTGAGAGCGTCACGTTGAGATTTTGTCATTATGCTTTCTTGCCTCCTTCAGTCACGACCTGGAATCTGTTATCGATTTGAGAGTGAATCTCAGAGCCTGATACCTGCTCTCCGAGCAAGCAGGACAAGTGCATACGCTGCCTGGAGAGGTACAACTCCGTTTCCGAGCATCCGGAGGGAATCGGTTCTCGTATCACCCAGTGAATAGGCCACCCCATCAACCATGAAACGAACGCCGGGTTCAGTCGCCGGCGCGAGGTCGGGACGGTCGGAGATGATTGATCGCCATGCATCGACGTCTCCGGGTCCGGGAGGAAAGATACTTGCCGGATTGCATCTGTGAGAGAAGCAATCGCCAGAGGCATCCCCGCACCATTGCCGTTGTAGCGCTTCTCCTTCAAGACCGCTTGCCGCGCTTTCCGGGATGTTGCACTCTCGCCATCGTTCATGACACTTGCATCCGGAGTCGGCCAGTTCGATTTCCGTGCTTGCTGATCTAGTCCCATCTCGTCTTTCCGCGCCCCCCCCCTGCTCCGAAACGAGTCCGTCGCTGGTGTCTGCCAGTTGCGGGCTTGGGTGTTGATGTCCATCCCCGCTTTCAAATCCGCTGCGCACAACCGAGAGCGGTCCCCTCTCTCCGGGTCCGATGCCGACGGGGTCGCCCAATTCCGCAGCACCTGACGCCCCAGCAATCCGTTCGTCTCCACGTCCGCATCCACACATGCGCCGTCTTTGTAATCCCGGCTCGTCGGTGTACCCCATTGTTCGGCTTGTTCCGCGATAGTCACTTGGCGCCCGTTCCCAATCGTGGTTCGATGGTTCCGGGGTCCACCCGATCCCGGAGCATCCGGGGTTCTCCATTGGACGGTAGGCCAGGATGAACGCTCGTTTCCGCTGGTGCGGGGCTCCGACGTCCGATGCTCGTAAAGATACCCATTCCGCATCGAACCCGAGCCTGGCAAGTTCTCCGAGTACGATTCCTCCAGAGGGATTAGCGATAACTGCGGGGACGTTCTCAACAAAGATCCATCGTGGTTGCACCTCGCGAATGACTCGGATGTATTCAAAGAACAGTCCGCTGCGCTCTCCGCGGATGCCGGCGCGCTTCCCTGCATAGCTGAGGTCCTGACAGGGGAACCCGCCGATGATTCCATCCACACGCTTACGCCAAGGTCTGCCGTTAAAGGTTCGTATGTCGCTCCAGACAGGCGCCGGATGGATGGATCCTTCCGCCATGCGAGCCGCCAGAGTCGCGACCGCCGGAGCTTCGATCTCCACATAGCAGACTGTTCGAGCCGTTGGGACTGCGATTCTGATAGCGAGGTCCAATCCTCCCCCACCTGAGAACAAGGAAATGATTCTGGGACTATTAGCCACATCAAGACCTCCCATGGATATCGTGGTCACTCATAGCTTCCCCGCTACTGCACCCTTCCTCATCATCCTCACCACAGACCTGCAGGAAATGGTCGATCGCATAACATTTCGGACAGCCCCAGATATTAGCCCCTTGAGGGTCAAAGGGATTGGAAGCTATCATTGGCGATTCCGTGATCTCCCCGCACTCGCTGCACTTCCATCTGGTCATTCCGCGCCCCCATCCATCGCTGCATCAATCGCGTCGCGCAGGCTCCACTGCCCCTCACACTCAGCCTCTATCCGCCACATTGGGGCATTGGTGCCCTTCACCGTATGGATGCACTCAGCCTGCATATAATCGAGGCGACCAGTATCAGCCCGTAACCGCTCAATCTCATCGCACAAGTCGGGCACCTCGTAACTACTGGCGTCCAGCGAGTCGGATCGCTCCAGATACATCTGCTTGATTTCCGCGGCCGATCTTACGAGACTCATTTCGCTGCCACCTCTGATCGCTGCAAATACTCATCGATGACCGACTGGCGAAAGAAGATCTTGCGGCCTATGAGCACAAACCCAAGCTGGTACTTGTGCTCGTATACCCACTTTTCGCAGTGCCCCAGCTGCGGAGCAACCTGCGCGACGGTAAGCAGCGTACTCATGCGCCACCACCTAAGGCATGAGTGAGTGCCCTTAGCGCTTTCCGGCATTTCGGCTCGTGACCAAACCTGGTCTTATCCCAGCTAGACTCACACCAGCACCGTCCCCGCTCACGATGGTCTGGTGTGACGGCTATTAGCGCCTCAGTGAGTGGCCGAATCTCTCCGTCGGCCGATTCCAGGAGATAGCCGTACCGCGTCAGTCCAGCCTCTACGCTTGCGATTCGCAGAGCGGCCGCGCTTGGTTTCTTCTGTTCGCTCATGCGTCCCCCCTCAGTGCCTTTTGCGCTATCTGCCACGTCTCGGATAAGCGCACTGAGTTGCCTGCCAGCATGCGCTCCTGATGCCGCTTGACCGCCTCCAGCGCATTACGGAGACGCGCGTTTTCTTCCACCAATAGCCGTGCTGTAGTCTGCTCTGCGCGGTCTTCGTTGTCGCCCTGAAGTTTCGCGTAATTATGCGGCATCTATCGCAGCCTCCTTGCCTTCCAGTAGTCAAGGCATTTTGCCTTCATGGGGTGTTTCTTCCGATCCCACACCTTGCGTCTGACTGCGACAGGGGAGGCCCACCACGGGTTTGCGACCAGTACCGCGACCCGCCTGCTCATGTGATGGTTCATTTCGAAGCGCCTCCTATCTCCATAAGCTCTGCCTTCTTTGTCCAGCCCCGCCAAGTAGCTATCCCCCAGAACCTGTCAACGCCAAATCCGCCGGCGCTGACCTTGTTGCGAAAGCAAACGCTATTCCCTTCCCGGTGGCAGACCAATCGAACCAGCTCTCCCTTTCGGAAAACATCCCCCGCCTGCGGATCGACCTTTGGATCTCTCATGCTGAAGCACCCTCCGACATCTCCTGCGGTTCCTGGTGGCTTAGCTTCCATCCCCGCAGTTCGGCATCAGCTATTGCCTCTCTGTCTCTGTCCATCGCTCTCCGCGGGTCGATATTGCACGGCAACCCGGGCCGCGGCGGTGGATTAAACCCGTCGTCCCTTATCTGCTGCCGAACGATAAGCTCACTCTTTCGAGCGGCTATTTCTTCCTCGCTCATTTGAGCTATCACCCTGCGATTCTGTGCGTAACGGAGGCGTCGCCTGCATTCCCCGGCGCACGATATCGCGTTGTTCGCGTGCGCGTCGACCTGAACAATCGGCGCTGCGCAGATAATGCACGCCCCCGGCTGATGCCTTGCCCGAAGGTCTTCTATAGGGGGCGTATCGGCATAGGGTGAACGCCTCATCGCACTGCCTCCTCGAAATCACGGCACGTACACCGCGGGTCCATCCATTCCTCCTGCGTCGGCTTGTGCTCACAGCGACAATCGAAAAGTGTGAACCGATGCTCTAATTGCGGGTGTCCGCACCGACATAGCGGCCCCGGTTCGGGCACGACGCTCACAATTGCATCTCCAAGGCTCCTGGAGGCTTCCGCGGTCGCAGGACACCTGACGGTGCCGCCTGATGCCAGAGAATCGCGTACGGGCAAAGCATGCGACGGCACGGGCCATTCCAGTATCCGGCCACGGTTGCTCATACGACCCTCCGAAAGCTAATTACTCTGACGGGCGGGTTCTGTGCCCACGAATCAGGGCCGTTGATGTCGCGCCAGATCCTGACGAACCCGGTGCGGTACGTTTTCACGGGGCCATCCTCGGACGTGCCTGCTGTGCAAGCCTCAACGCCTTCGGCCTTCGCATCGGCTTCGCTGATGTCCTGCAGCTGCTCTACACGAACGTCAGTGATTTCGAGCGTGATGCGCGAATCCCTGCGAGACATGAAGATTGACGGCTTCCACCGGTAGTCACGGTCGAAAAAGAGATCATCGGCCCGGTAGAAGATTTCCTTGTATTCCGGGTCTATCTTCCATTCGCGGGACCACGTCTCTTTCACCCAGAGCCGATCTCCCGGCTTGCCGTATGGACATTCCTGCAAGCAACCGACGCGCTCTGTTTCTGCGGAGTGCCACCATACCGACCCGGGATCGGCAGCGTATGGCATGCCGTACTTCGGAATGCTGTGGTGCTCGAACCCGCGGACAGGCTTCACGCTGCGACGTGTTTTCGTCTTCCGTCCGTCCATGATCGCTTGCACCATTGCGGCGCGAAACAGGATCGGCCGTTCTCTTACCGCTACCGCTGTCGCGCTCATCGCTGGGACTCCAGGTCAAGCAGCTGCTGCACCGCATCGCGCAGTTCTCTGCTATACGCGCTATCCCCTGCAAACCATCGCTTCGCAGCACGTACAACCGTGCGCTCAACTTCTCTCAGCACCCGCTCCTTCGCGATGCACTCTTCAAGCCCCGGAAGATCTATTCGCATTTTCTGTGTCGCCTCTCTGCATAGAATTTCTCTCTCAACTCCTCACGTAATTCCTCGGTTGGCGATTCCTGCTTGCACCCGACCAACGCAATAATCTGCAGGTAGGCAGACTCGACTTGCTGCAAGTGGTGCAATAAAGCTTCGAAATCGCAAGGCTCGATTGACTCCCGAGTTTCCGCCTTGACCCGCAGCCGCTCGATGATGCTCATGCATCGCCCCCTGTGTTTTCGTTCTGATATATCGGCCCAATTCGATATGCCCCGCTCGTCAACTTCGCCACCAGCCCTCGTTGCTCCATCGACAGCAGGCATGACCTCACGAGGTTCACGTTCATGCGCAGCGCTGAGGCCAACCTGGCAGGGATCATCTGCCCGTCCGTCTGCAGGCAGGTCATGATTTCGCGCTCGTCTTTCATCGCACGAACCTCTTGCCCCGTCCCGATCATTTCCCAGCCGAACGCAGCGCTATCGCGGTTGAAGCGGAGCCCGAAGGTCTGCTCTTCAACCTCACGCCCAACAATCTCCAGCGAGCACAATCCGGTTTGCCTGTCTTCGCGAGTAAGTGACCAGATCGCATCCGCGGCCGCCGTTATCCCGGTCGTGCCTGCTACCGCATCGATCCCGCTTTCTCCAGGCACACTCTTGCGCTGGTGGTGAACCAGCACCATAGCCGTTTCGTGCTTCGCGCCGATCTTGCGTATGGTGTCGATTTCGCTGTACTCCGCACGCATCACGTCTTTGGTCTTCCCGGATCCCCCTACCAGCGCAAGAAACGTGTCGATAATCACCACCGTCGGTCGACGTTCAGCAATGATCTTGTCCAGTTGCTCAGCACCACCATGCCCCAGCGGGTCAAGGGAGTAAACCATCGAGATGTTCTGGAGGAACACCGATTCGGATTCCTTCAGCTTTCGCATTCGCGATGCTGTTCTGGCTTGCGATTCTTCGAGTGCGACGTACAGCACCACACCGGGCGAATGAACGCTCTGGCCTATGACCTGGCGCCCCTCTGCGATGGCAAGAGCAAGTTGCAGCGTGAGCCACGACTTTCCTGTTTTCGGCCGACCAGCGAATATCGTCAGCCCGTTGTAGAGCATCCCTGGGATGATGCATCGCATATCCAGCCCCGAAGATCTATACACCGTCAGGCCGTCGACGGTAGCTACTCCAATGCGCTCCTCGCGCTCTTGTGCTTCGTGCTCTTTTGCCTTGGTGAGGCGATACAGTTTCGTGGCAGTGCGGAACAGATCGTTATCGGCAGGCTGGTACTTCATCACGCTTGCCGCGATTTGCTGGACGTTCCTGGCATCCCCCGGGATCGTGCAGCGCCTGCTGTTTACTTCCTGCATCGTGGGCAGCATCTCGGCATCTGTGAGCCCCATCTTGCGCAGCGCGCCGGCCAGCGCCAGCAGCGTGTAGTGCTGCACCCCGTGCGGTATGCGATCGGGTACAGGAAAATGTGAACTGCCGTGATGGCTTTCCTTGTGCCCAAGGATCTCCAGCAACCAAAGCGGAGCCTCCGCAAGCTTTACGCGCTCGATCTCATCCAGCCCATCCCAGACGTACTCGTCTCCGGTAACGGGGTGAATGCTTGGAGGCGCTACGACCTGTCCCCCATCTCCCCGGATGTCGATCCCAGGCATAAGCCCCGCGGCATTCGACACGGGGAATGTGGGATAGCGGAAAAACAGGTGCATCCCCTTGCTGCCTGTAATCTGCTGCCAGGTGTCAGGGAACTGCCCGTGCTTCGTCAGCAGCGTTTCGTAGCTCTCGTACCCTCCGTTCTTCGGGTCGACATCGACCACGAAGACTCCGCTTCGCTTGCCGGTGGCGATGCCAACGTTGGCGGTTGGATTTTGCTGCCACCAGCGGGAGATTATGGCCTTGTCGTTAGTCGCCACTTCCGGCCAGTTAGCGAACATCGGCTTTTTCTCCCGAGGCTTCAGCGGGATCACACACAAACCGAGTTGCGCGTATCGCAGAGCAGCCTGGCCTAAATCGCTCAGCATGGCTAGTCGTCATCTTCCCGGCCAACCATGGCCTCGGTCGTGTCGTCCCAGCGCTCAGCGCGAATCCACGTAGCTCCGTGGGGACGCTTTTCCTCCGAGCGCGTAAGCATCACCGGGGATTGGGCCTCTACCGCAGCCACGATTTGTTCGTGCAGTGCCAGCGTAGTCACGCGTTCGAAGTACGCGACGCGTGCCTCTTTTTTGCAGGCTTTGCGCCAGTAGCCCATCCAGAACTCTTCAAACCAGCCCAGCCGTGCGTAGATCCAATACAGCGAATCCGGCGCTTTATCCTCGGGAATGTCTCGCCCCTTCAGGTCGTAGATTTTGTCGATTACCGCAGTCGGAGTTTTTCTGATGCCTTGCCACCCCACCGACGTGAGGTAGGCAGCCCCGTCAGCGGGTGAAGGCTCAGCGTCTTCGCTGCGGTCAAACAGAAGCGCTTCGTCAGCCGCGGCATTCCCCCTGGAGGGAACCGGCTTTGAGGCGTTGCTCTTGCCTGGTTTTTGCGAGACACCCGCACCGTCCCCTTGGGGGACTATAGGGGGTTCTGTATCTGTATCTGTATCTGTATCTAGTTCTTTGCTTCGGACACTCTCCGGACACTCTCCGGACACTCTCCCGACACGAAGGGTGTATTCATCCCTATATTTCAACAACTTAGGAATTGAAACTTTAAGGCTTTCTCCGCAGAGTTCATACGAAACCAACCGAAACTTTGCTAAAAGTTCCAACAATCTTAGAAGTTTCTGACGATTTGTGTATAAGTTTGCTCTCCAAAACGAGAGCGGATGGACGGCTTCTGAGGTGACGTCACCCCCACCAATTCGCTCTGCTATGACCTCACAAAGGAGCCAGTAGAACCCATACGCTTCAGGTCCCGCTTCGGACAGAACGGGGGTCATGTTTTCGTCAACGTGAGCCCTCGTGAGGTGCTTAAACCACCTCATTCAGGTGTTACTCTCCCACTCCGCACGCAACTCGTCGTCTGTGAGGTTGAAGGGCTCGTTGCCTGGTTCTGGGAGAGGACTAGTACCGTGACCCTCAAAATGAGCCGTACTAATACTGTTTTCAGGTGTTTCGGAGGATGCCGGAATGGGGTAGGATAATATCTGAACAGGCATTTTCGCTCTCCTTAGCGAATCTTGCTTAGGGGGCTTCGATGGTTCACCGCCATCGGGGTCCCCGTTTCGTTTTTAAGGGTATCAGAAAACCCCGTAAAGTCAAACACGCATATTCCTGCTTTTACGGGTTTACCTGAGTGTTCGAGAATCATCTCCTCGCAGAAACTATCCAGAAGCCATTGCTCCACCGTCGCCGGCGTGCATTGCACGTCTAAGCACTTGTGGTCGGGCTTCATGTGCTCCAGAGCAGCAAGCTGCTGTTCGCGGCACCATGCGGTTTCTTTTGTTGGAATAGCACTAGTTTCAGGAAATTCACTCATAGCGATACGCCTTCAGCGAATAACGAGTAGTGCCGGTTGAGCCTGTTTTTAGCGATGTCGCTCATACTTGCCTTGTCATGCGGTCGCCGCGTGGGACTCGCGCACTTGCAAGTCGGCAGGAAACTTGTCGAATTCTTTGAACTGTCTGGTGTTCGCCTGAGACAGTTGCTTCATGAAGAATGCAACCCCGGTACGCTGGCACTGATCACGCAGCGAGCGCGCCCACTCAACCGGCATTGGGCGAGCACCAGGACCGCTCTCCCCTCCGCAGATAACCTGGTGTATTCCGCCCCTGGCTAACTGGTGCTCGATATCTAATTCCCCAAGCAACGGTTCGCAGCTGAGTGCACGGGAAGCGAATGGAGTGCACTGCAAGGCGTCGACACGCCAGAGGTAATCTCTGGACTCAACGGTCGTCATTCCGCAGACGTTAGGCTGTGGATTCTCTACCCACCGTGACGGCAGGAATCGCTTGAAGTTCTGCGGGCGCTTAGTAAGCAACAGCCAGTCAAGGTTAGGTGTCCAGCCGATCAGCCTGTAGAGCCATTCGCGTGACTCTAGTATGTTCTCCGAGACAAGATGCGCGGTTCCTGCGTACTCTTCCATGACGTCGCACATCGAACCGCAGAATACCCGCGCTCGCCGGCCAGACTTTGCTGCTGCCTTATCCCATTTCACTGGCGCTGACCAGTACTTGTCTCCGAAGAATCTACGCTCAGCGTCCTTGCCCCAGATCGGGAACTTAGACCCTGTTTCGCTGAATCCGACGCGCTTCGCGAACCCTTCCGCGTAGCAGTGGTCGCAGGCAGGACTTACTGCGGTACAACCCCACCAGGGGTTGAATGTGTGGTCGGTCCATTCGATCCTTGAATTTGTGCTCATCGCTACCCCTTCAGCGCGGCAACAGCATCCAGCAATCGAGGCAGCGCATTCACGGCAGCGGCGATTAGATCCATCTCTTCCGGGTAAAGAGAGCATGTACCGTAGTAACGGCCGCTGCTCGAATACAGCGCCAATGTCCCACCGTGTGGCTCAGTGTCGGCCTGGTGTAGTGCACAGTAAGCGCCTCGGCTTGTCTCGACGCGCCACGGGAACCGCTGCGGTACGGCTGCAAGTAGCCTGCGAAGTTCCGCAACCTCCTCGCTGGTGATGTGGTCACTCACAGAATCTTCTCCTCCCAGCCTCCACCCAAGCCAGGGAAAGCAATCTTAAACGTGAACGGGAACGTAGCGCCCGCGGCGACACCAAGCTTGCAGCGTGCATCGTCCTCCATCCGCGGGATGCGCTTCGTACTGCCAGTTTTCTTTAGCGCGTACTTCGTGTTAGTAGCTGCTTTAACTTCAACGCAAGTGAGTGTCCCATCGCGCTCGAAGACGAGGAAATCCGGTGTATACCGGACGTCCTTGCCAAGCTTCAGACTCACCAGCTCGAACCAGTAATTATGGATCTCACCTAAACGCTTTCGCGCCTCCAGAACGAGCGCATACGCAGCCTCGGTTTGGTTCATCTTCCCGTGCTTGTGTACTCCCCGGGCTTTACTCCGGGGTTGATTGCGGAACTGCGCTGGAGTGATTGTGTTCATGCCTCTGCTGCTTCCTGGAAAAGGTTGTCCTGGAGTTCGTGCGGCTCCATTGCTGCCTCGCGCACCAGTTCCCCTGTATCAAGCCGAAATGTCGTCTTCTTGCCTTGCGTAGGGAAGTGGAAGTAGATCTCGCAATCTATGTCTCTGTACTCGTACCCGTTGGTGTACTTGCGAGACTCGCGCGAGATCGCCGATTCGGCCTCAGTGATCTGAGCTTTCAGATCCGCGTCGACCTGTTTCTTCTGGTCTTCCAGCATCACTTTCCGCTGGTTAGCGTTAGCCAGTTCGGTAGCGATTTCTTTCTTCTCGCGCTCCGAGAAGTCGTAGCGCAAATTTACTTTAATGTCTTTCTTTTGTCTCTCTGCCATGGGTAGCTCTTTCAGACTCTTGTTTTCCGGCAATCCCAGCAAATCCCAGTACCCTCGGTGCTGTCTTCAGCGCACACGCAACTCCCGCTGGGGACGGTGGCGGGCACCTTCCGCCGATACTGAAACCACAGCGCTATAAGCAGGCAGCCAAGCAACATCAACACGGCCGAGGATGGCTCCGGGACCTGGTTCACGCTTCCGCCGTCATCAACGTGAATCTCGGTGATGGGGGTAGCAGGCGGTGGGGTCAAGACAGGCGGTGGATCATAGTGAGTCACTGGCGGTGGATCGTAGTGAATCACAACCTCAGGACAGAAGTTATTCGGGCAGATAGGCACTGGCTCGAAAGGCAGACCGTCTACATGATTATCGACAACAGTGATTCCCGTCTGCGGATTCTGCCAGGTGTAGAGGTAGCCACCATCGCTACCTGACTGCTGATATACGTCTCCGTTATTGCCTACAAAACTCATTTCGTTTCTCCTCTTAACAAACTAAGATCAACTTCTCGCGGGGTTATCGGCACGCCACATTTACGATCAGCGCTCCCCAGCCAGCGCCTGCAAGCAGACCTGCAAAAACCAGCGACTTACGAAGGCTTGTATTGTGTCGGAGTTCTTTCCTGTAAGCTACGCGAGTGGCAGTGAGGCACGTAACGCCAACCGTGTAGATAGTCTGCCCTTCGAACTGCATCGGGTACACCGGAACACCAAGTTCGTGTTCCATCCTCTCTGCCTTCTCTGCGGTGATGCTCTTGAGTTCTTCTGTTGCTGAGTTAACCAGCTTCTTGATTTCAGCCAGGTTGTATTCGCGTGGATCGCTCATTGCGCCATCACCTCGCGAGCAAGCGATTCGCGCTGCCGGCCCTCAATAAGTGCCCTGCGCTGGCGTAACCTTCTGCTGGCACCAAGCAGCCTGATTGCAACAGCCTCCAGTGTGTTAGCGAGTCCTCTGTCAAGCAGGTAGACCACTATGCCGATAAGTGCCAACACGAGAACTGCAATCGCTACCGTCATTTCTGCCTCCCCCCTCAAGCCAGACGAATCCCGTCTGGATCATCCCCGGAAGGGGAGTCCAAATTGCAGGCCGTACAGTTGGATTTTCGGGATCCGTCTGGATAGACCGTGACACCCCGGTTTCACGATCTATCGAGACGGCCTCTCGCGAGGCTCGTCCCGAAGCTAGTCTTATTTCCTAAGGAGGACTGTTCATTTGCTGCAGGCTTTATTTACCCTGCCCATAAAGGACCACCTTTCTTATAAAGTCAGGTTTGCCAGTCGTCATCTACCGGGACGGTCACTTCGCGAGGTTCGCGCGAGCCACCACCACCAAGCAGAATTACGTTGTCAGCGACAATTTCAGTAATATACTTTTTCGTGCCGTCATTGCCTTCGTAACTGCGCGTAGACAAGCGGCCCTCCACATATACCTGCTTGCCCTTCAGGAGGTAATTGGAAAGACTCTCGCCATTCCACAAAATAATATTGGCCCACGTAGTTTCTTCCTTCCAATCGCCGGATGTCTTGTCTTTCCATTTATGGCCGAGTGCGAGGCTGAAGCTTGTCTTGCACGCGCCTGACGGCGTGAATTTGACTTCTGCATCCTTCCCAAGCGATCCAATGAAGATGCATTTATTGACCGAGCGTTGTGACATTAAGCAATCACCTGTGGCACCTGATGCAAGCTCTGGAGAAGCTGCAGGCGAGTCTGGAGGTCAGTCTTGATCTCTCGCGCTGCAGCGACCCCGGCCTTAACTACCTCGTTCGCGTGCTTGAACCCTCTATCTCCGAGAACCGAGTAGTATTCGTGCTCCATGTTGATCTCTACATACCCCGCTTTGATGTGCGCGAAAACGTCAATCATTTCCTGAAACGTTGGAACCTTCGACGGCTTCACTCGCTCTTTCGCCTGCGCGACACGATCCACAGGTGGGGGAGTGGGCTGAAACGTACCGCCCAGATTTGCCGGGATGTCGCTATCATCGATAGCTGCTGGCTTTGCCTGTGCCTGAAGGTCTGCGATCTTCTGCTTCGCCACGGCCTGCGCAGCTTCCTTACTCCCGCTCCCGGATGCTGCGTTCCCGTCGTCATCCTCCGGAGCGATCCCGACCATTGACGCCAGCCCATACCGGCGACCGTAGGTAATCGCGCTGCCAACCGCCTGAGGCGTGTTCTGCACTGCCTCCAGCTCCAGGCTGCAATCGATCCACTGACCGCTTTTGTGCATCAGCAGCGTAGTCACCGAGACTTTCTTCCCGGTGGACCTCACTGGCTGCAGAACACTCAGCCCGTTATCGGTGAGTGGCTTTCTGCACGCTTCCCAGACTGAAGCAAGGTCCGCATATTTCCGGTTGAAGTGCGGATTGAGAGTGTCTTTCATCGCGCCCTCAATTTGCGCTTGCGCCTTGCATAAGGATTCAGCCAGCGCCTCTATATCGACGCTGCGCTGGTAATTCGCCTCTGCCGCAAGCAGCGGGATGTCGGTCATTCCCTCGTATTCGCTCATGCTGTTTCCTCTAAATCCATTGGTTTCTCCGGGTACTCGCCCTGCTCAATCCGGTGCTGCAACTCTCCTACATTCCGCTCGTGCATATCGTTTGCGAGGTTATCCGCGCTGTGCATGATCTCTCCGGTGATTTTCAGCGTGTGGTCGGGCTGGAGGCTGATTGTGTCCGGGACCGAGATGTCAACGTATCCGTCTTCGAGCACTCCACGAAAGGCCATCGTTTCGTAGTGGCGATTGGCTCCAATCGTTACCAGCTTGTACCCGTCGCTCTTGTCCCTTTGGTTGCCAACAGTGCTGACGATGTAATGTCTTCCGTCTTCGGTTGACAGCAATGTATTACGCCGGAACAGGCAGCTGGCAGCGCAGATGTAGTGCGCCGGCCAGCCTCGTTCCAGTCTGGTCACCTTCACGCTGGCTCCTTCTGTTTTTGTTTCGCTGCCGAACGATACTCATAAAGCCCGAATTCAATCATTCGGTGAACGTGCGTTGCTCGCATGCTAATAGCAAACGCGGCCGGCATAGGGCGCTTGGACCCGAACCACAGAATTGACTTTCTGGCCAACGACAAGTCCATCAACTGCTTCAGAGTTTTCACCTTCTTGCCCTTCACGTCGGCTCCTTCTCATTCCTCGGGTTGTCTTTTTCGTACTCTGCGGGCATCGTCTTAAGACACTCACGACACAGCCAGAATTCCCCGTATGCGTACCAGGTGATGCACTTCTGACAGCACTTCCTGTCGCATACCTCGCACGCCATTTCATGCTCTGAGCAGATTCCCTTGTCACACCGATCGTCTGAGCATTTCTGCTCAACGCCCTCTCCGCACTCGCAATAGAAAGACATCTCGCGCGCCGGGTGATAGCAAGGTCCGCTGTAATCGCCGACATATCCGCGACATAAATGATTCAACTGAAATATCTCCTGATCACGATGCGTACGATCCCGACCATGCCGAGCCCCATGAGAGGCAGAGCTATCAGCATGTAGATGAAATCTACCCCGTGCTCCTCCATGAGGACGGCAATGATCACAGCCCCCGCTATCTGAATAACGACGTCATACCAGGTGATAAGAAAGCGCTCTTTACTCACAGCCCACACTCACATTCGTACTGGTTGCAATTCGGGCACATGGCAGGCATGCAGTGGAGGCAATACCCTCGCTCCGCAATGTTGCGCTTACACCTGGCTTCACGTACCTCGCGCCGAGAATCACCGACAGTGCGGCCGGAATCGTCAGACTCTCCCACCGTGGCGCCGAATGCTTGCTCGTCGCTGATGACATCAGCCATTACTTACTTCTTTGCTCTTGATACTTCGAGCGAATAATCGCTAAGCGCAGCACGAAGCGTGAACTGAGTCCGCGCGTACAGCGGATGCGTCCACAGCCCGTCCGTATTCTGCTGCCAGCCGAAATCGCGCAGATTATGTTCCGGAACCTTGCTTGTTTCCAGTACTGCCGGTGCTCCAGGAGCAGGCTTCATTACTTCAAATCTCCCCATTCATCCCTTTCATCTCTCACCGCGCGAAGTACAGAGCTGATGAATTCCCAGATGACGGCAATAGCCACCACCACGAGCACCAATCCGAACTCGAAGATTGCGGCACTGCCCCTGTTCATCGCATCGCCTTTCCTTCTGCACTTGGAACAACGTACTCAATCATTCTTCTCGCTCTCCGCAAATCGAACATTCCCACCATTCCTCGTGCCATCGTTCATAGGGCCCCCAATCCAGACCGTGAGTCTCCACGTGGTCAGCAGACTTGTGCTCCATGTGCTCCTCGCAGTCATGGTCAGGAACCTCGATTTCCCTGCCGTACATCTCTTCACAGTCACCGCGGTAAATGACTTTCATTCGTCCCATCCGTGAGGGCTTAACTCCGAAGATCGCGAACAAAAACGCGAGCACTATAGCCGTAATCATCGCGGCCATTGCCAAACAGAACTCAAGCACGGAGAGACATAATTCGATCACGGACATTCTCGTCCTCATCGGGTACTTGCCTCCGCGTCCTCCTCGGCTTTCCTAGCAAGCTTAAGCACGTCGGCCGGTGGCTTCTGGGGTACCATTCCGTTCTCGTGCAGCAACTGCCATTCGCGAGCAACTTGCTCTCCGCCTCGTTCTGGGTGGTCGCCTCCCCCGGTCGCATAGGGTACGGCTACAGCGGCGAGCACGGCTTTAGGAATCAGGTCGTAGAAGGAAAGCAAGTTTTTGTAATCATTGCCCGTTTTCATGCTGCGCACCTCTGACTTTGTGTTACGCCAAAAATGGTCCTCGCCCGCAGTCGAGCGATAGTCTGGATTTTCAACGTCGGAAGGGAAAGCGGGGAAACAAAGAACAGGACTCACGGATCGAAAAGCTACGTGAGCCCTGCCCCCACTCATCCGGCCTAGGTTCCCCAGACCAGAACAAATTCGATTAGTTGGTAAACGAAATCGAAATCAAACATTCTGTTGCTCCTCCTTTTTTTTTCGGTAAAGCCTCAGGTACAACACCCGAGTCCAGGTTAGGAGCCCCAGATAATAACGAAATCGATCAAGCCAGCCAGAAAGCTAAAGTCAAACATTTGCTAAGTCTCCTTTCTTTTTTCTTCGTGCCGGCCTGAACTCCTCGAAACCAGGGCACTCGAGCGCCGCCAGTTCCTTCTCCACCCTCCTGCCCCTGCTGGCAGACTCGCGCTTCAGAATCAGCTCCACAAAAGTGCGTGAAACTTGACACTTCGCGGCGATAGTACTCACAGCAAGGCGATTACGATAGCGCCATAGCGCTATCGCCTCATCAGGTGTTAGTGTTTGGTGTGACAGTGTCATCCGGTAGTACGTGATCACAGGTTATAGGGATTTAGGGGTAAGGTCAATACCCAGGTGCCTGGGTTTACGGGTAAGTGTTTCACCCTAAAGGAAATATAAATATTTGGTGGTATATGCCGACTGGACCAGGTAAAACGAAGACATCGATTGAGATTGAGTCAGAGCTGTGGATTGAGGCCCAGATTGCGGCCATACGACGCAGGCGCAACGTCAGGACGATGGTAGAGGAGAGCTTACGGCTGTGGATGCAGGCAGGAGAGGTTGCCGGCGAGGTGGTGATCCCTGCGCATCACCCAGTGACGCACGCAACGCCAGAGGAGCTGGAAGTCGCAGCAGCGGCCATTGCACTGCTCAGAGAGGGTAATCAGACCGCAACGGAGATTCTGGACACGATGCTGAGGCGGTACAAGGGGAAGCTGGCGCTGAAGGCGGGGAAGGAATCGAGGAGGCGAGCCTAGAAACACGAAAGCCCCGAAGCGTTTTCTCTCGCCGCGGGGCCTTTACGTGTCTTTCTTTGACGGTGCTCAAACGCATGGTACCCGATACCTGCGCTTCGCGTAATGGGGGTTTACGGGTTTAACGGTAATCCAAAAACACTAAAGCCCGCAGTGACCTGAGGCGGGTCGCGGCGGGCTTTGAGTGAGGCACAATGCGAAGTTGAATCGAAGTTGCCATCAAGAATAGCACAGAAACACGAAACCCCCATCGCAGTTCGGAGGTTCTGCAGGTGGGGGCTCGTGGTGCTAAATGGTCGGTTCAGCTTTTTCAGGATACCCGCAAACCCCCGATCGGTGCAACATCAGAAATGTGGGTTCCGGTATTGACGGGTAAGGCCAGCATGGGTGACTATATCCGTAGCTTGCCGGAAGGTAAGCCGGTCGGTTTGACGTAGCAGTCCAGGTGCTTTCGAGCTTAATTCCCTGGGGATCAGTTCCCGCCAGCAGCGATGCTGACGCGCCGTTTGCGATAAAGGAATTGGTTGAACGTGCGGAGAGATCGTTAGGCCCTAGTCCCAGAACGGGACTATACACCCAGTCACCGCGGACCTGTAAGGCGCTGCACGCCGAAGTTGAACACGCAAGTGTTCGAGCGAAGTGCAGGTGACGACGCGAGGCGCTGGCTCCGGGGGAAATGTTCTCGAGCAGTAATCGTTGAGACACACGGCAAACTCCAAGGGGGTTTGTTCTACGTGTGCCTCGGCAAACACTCCACCAAAAGAAATATACGCTTCTGAAGTTTGTCTTAACTGAGCTTTCTATTGAAACTAGTAGGAGGAAATCAAACTTGCCCCGAATCACGGAGATCGGTCAAGCTTGCAGACACTGCGATACCCCGGTCATCAAACGCGACCACGGGAATAAAATCCCGCAGAGGAACAAGGGCGGCTACTGGTTCGAATGGTGGCTGGCCTGCCCGAAGTGCAGTGCAGTCTATTTCCTGGAATCAGCGAAGCGTTACTACGTCGATCGCCCCACATCCGACACCATCGACAACCCCCGGATTGTCAAATACATGCGCCTTATCGAAGAGAGGCAAAGCGAAATCGCCGCCATGGAAAAGAAAATCGAGGAAGAACTCGCCTTATTTCGCGCCGGTTTGACAAATAGGCGCAAGACAGGATTACACTGCTAGGGGAAAATGCCAGCCAACCTTTCCGTCATTGCGAAGCCGAAAGACACGATCACCCAAACTGAGCTGCGGTCACTGGCTGAATTAGAAGTAACTGTATGGAAAATGATGCATGACGTGCATCGCGCGATTGCCAGAATCGGGGATCGGGTGGAGAATGGGGCCGAAGTGGAGTGTGGAGAGTTTGGATATTCGGGCGAAACAGGAATGATTTTGCCGAGAGGGAAAGCGATGATCTCTCTCGAGTTAGCGGCTACAGCCGTGCCACCAAAGCAAAACAGTGCCTGATTGCTTATAAAGGCAGAAAAATAGCCCCAGAGATGCGCTTCCCGTCGCGGCTCTGGGGCTACCTTTTTTTACTTCTTACTACTTTGCTTCTACTACTTTACTGCTACTACTTCATCAATGGACGCCTACAAATTGTGCAGGTTCCACCCCAATAACTGTTCCGGTCGAATTTGTGTGTTCAACCTGTACCACCGTCAGACGCCCCGGGATCCCGGAGATGTGAAGCGTACAGCCGGTTGAGCACGGGGTAGGTGAAACCGCCTCCGCGAGCCATGAAAATGAATCGTACGGCGAAGTGTGAGCCTCATCGGTCACACATGCCTCGGAACTTTCAGTGCATTGGAAGGTCTTCGTTGTCCCCCATTTTGCTCTGGCGTGCGTTGCGCCGACGAGCGCAGGCACCTGAATCGATACGTTCGCGTTCCAAACTGAGCCCGTTTTCCCGCCTGGCAGGTTGGTCTTGCTCCAGTCGCGGATGTACGTGCTCCTGTCGGGCAAGTTCAGCGCCAGAGGCAGCGTAGAAACCCCGTTGGCGAAGTTTGCGCTGTGGGTGAGTACTTTGTTGCCGAAAGAGTTAACGGACGGCTCTGAGAAGCCCTGTGTGAGCCCGGGAGGTGCCGTATACCCCATGAAGCTGAACCAGCGGCCGTTTTCGTAATCGTCGGTCTGCCACATGTATTGTTCGAGGCCGCCCTCCATAGGCCCAAGCCATGATGCGAGAGGCTGCGACACGCCGTTGTTGGCGACGGGGATAGCGGCGTCGATGTCGATCCCGGGGCCCTTAAAGAACAACTCACCCAATGCGCTGCCTGCTACTCCGGAGGTGATCCCCGGGCGGTAGTTATAGCAGAGGGTGTAATTGGGGGCCGTTCCCATGTTGCAATCGGGGCCGCTGCGGTCTTTGTAGACCCTGAGCCCCGCCAGCATGTAAATGGGTGAGAATTGCTTATACTTCTGCGCACGGCAGGCAGCATTGCAGTCAGGGTCGGATGTGCCGTTGAAGTCCCCGTGCTGGTACCGGTAAACGCTGGGCAGCGCCGCGACGGGAACAATCGTTCTGGCCTTGTCCTCGAAATTCAGCCCGCCTCCGGAATTGGCGAAATGATGCAAATCGATACCGGATCCGCGGTTCACCGAATCGCTTCTCCACGATGCAGCTTGCAGGTATGACTGGGTGAACCCGTTCCCGCCATACACCCCGCCGTACGATGGCCTTGCGACCTGGTGATATGAGGGCAACTGCCCGGTGTAGTACAGGGCATTGAGATCGCTCATATTGTTGACGGTGATGGCCGACGTATATCCGATCAGATGCTTCGTCCCGTTGGTGTTTTGCCCAGAGGTGCTGTGACCGGCGAACTCCCCAACCTGGTTGATTATGTTGCTGGTAGTCCCACTGAGGTTCAGCTGCAGGCGTTTCGTGTACTCGTACCCATGGATGCCGGGGACCATGTTCCCCATCCACCCGTTCGTCAGCCAGAACTGGTTGTAGTAGTCGCCGGGGTTCGTATTTGCGGTATCGAGACAATTCGGGCCCAGCGGGGTGCCGAATGCCCCGTTGATTTGAATCTGATCCGCCCCGGGACATGAGTAGTATCGTGATCCGGAGCGAAGCGCCGTGAATTCAACATAGGCATCAGTGACCGCGTGAATCTTTACAATTGTGAGTTTTTCGCAATCGTTACGATCGCCATCGACGCAGAGCTTACCGGACGCCTGCGACCACGTGAAAGAATCTCCCTCGATAGGCTTCCATTTCGCAGGCAATGCATGCATGCTCGAGTCCCATCCGCAGACGGGGTAGCCCAACGCAGCCATGTCGGTAGATCGGTTGCAGACCCAGTTTTTGCCTGCAGCATCGCCGGAACCGGCCGCACGGATACGGACGTACTGGTTAGGAGCGTAGATGTACTGCTGAAGGCGAGCCTTGAAGTCTGCCGACGGGGTACCATCCCAGCGGCTCTTGTACTGAGTACTCGAAGACCCGGCTGCTGGCGGGGGAGGCCATTTGATCGAAGTATCGCAGCCCGCGTAAGACGTACCGGCTTTGCAAGCTGCGTCACCGATCCAGGTTCCATCCTGTGCCATAACCGCGATCGGCTTAAACATCGCTGGAGTACCAAGGATCCCCGAAGCGAACCCTTTGACTCCTGGCGCATTGTTGCTGACGAGTACGGAGTTGGGGAATGTTGCATCCTGAAAGACTCCGTGACAGGCTCCCCACCGGAACTGTTCGATCCCACCCGCAGTCTCTGCCAGCATGTCTGAATCGCTCATGGTAGACAGGAACCGGATGAGTGTCGCCGATGGACGTGTTGTCATGTCGAAGGCAGCAATGAGGCATGGATTCGCGTCCTGCGTCCCTCCGTCATTTTTCAGGAATCCGATATTTCCCGACACTCCGACCCATTTCCAGCCGGATCCAGTATATTCGGGGTAATTGGCTGCGTAACTGGGATATGCACGATTGACCTGCGAGAACACATCCATTGCGGGGGTGGAGCTCGCCGGGGTCATGTTTGTCCAGAGCACGTGTCCTGTCTGCCATGAAATCGCATTCCCGTTGTAGGTCTGAGCCCATACTGTTCTGCAGGTGAACGCAGGCGCCCCGGTAGTGACACAAGCGGTTGGGTCAGAGACAGGGCTCGCGTCAAGCTCTCCCCTGAGGATGGCGAAACTGCCGCCGGCCGTCTTCGCATACGTGTACAGGACATTCGGATTAGAGTTGTCCCAGAATGCGTCCTGGTCGAACGGATCCTCACCTACCGGCCTGTCATTGGCGTTAGGGATACTCGTGTTGAACGAGTTGAACTGATCCCAGCTGAGCGATGTACGATAGATCGGTTTGACGTCGCGATCATCCGCAATCCAGGTAACCGTGCGCGGGGAGTTCTTCATGGTAAACAGGCAGTTGCTGCCTTTTTTGCCATTGAGCACCAGCGGTACTGGCGAGCATGTAGCGGTCCCGGCCGTGCCTGGTGCCTGTCCGACCCTGCCAGCTACGGTGTACCTGCTGCCGATGCTGATCGTGCCAGTTGTCGTAGCCTTCCATATCCGGATGCCGTACTGATAAGCGACAGCGCCCGTTATCGTTCCTGCTCTGGTGAGGGTATTTGCGGGTGCAGCCAGCTTGACCTGCCCATTGGGGAGAAGAGCGCCAACAGGGCAAAAATCACCAGGGCAGGAGACGTCGGCTACGCCGGGGATAAACAGATAGTTTCCTGCCAGACCTTCAGGGAGAAAGTTGGTGTCACCCCAGCCCTTCGCTGCCGTAACGACACCACCGGAAATGTCATAGATGGTGATGTCTTTGACGGGAAGCCGGTCGCTGGGAACGAACGTGTTCCACCCGATGTATGCAGGCATTGGGTACTCTACCGGCCAGGGCGTGTTGCTCCGCGTCGACATCGTCGCGGCAAGAGTAGTCGAATTAGCAACGGGCGAATTGGACCCGGTTGGCAGCGGTATCTGAATGTAGGGGGTAGCGCTGTATTTCGGATCGCTGTTTGTGCCGCATGTGTCCGCAATCATGTCCATGGTGATGCAGGCATTTAACACACGATTGACTTCGGTAGCGTCGGTGCCTGACCCCCAAAGCTGGAATCCAAGTGCTTCCTGGATGGTCATGTTGTTGCTGTGGCGCACTCCTGAGGCGTCACCAGGCATCAGGATCACCGAACTAGTGCCGGAAGTTGTAGCGTAGGAGCCCGGGCCGTTTATGCCATCGAGCGAGCCATCGGGGATCGTCCACCCAGCGC